TTATACACTCGCAACATATGTTTTAATATCAGAGATCTTTTTGTTCGCTGCATCTGCACGTGTGGTCTCTTTGCTGGCAAGACTGATAGCCGCATCTCTTTCGGCAGTAGCCTGCGCCAATTCCGCTTCCAATTCTGCTGTGCCTCCGCTGTCTGCCTGTGCCATACATGCCGTAATGGCATCCCCGGCAGATAGTTCCACAATTTCGCTGCGATCAGGTAGCACCACAGCATACCGTTTTTCGGCTCCCGCCTGAATTCGCACCCATGCATAGGTGCCATCGCTACCTACATCTGCTTGAATGGGGTAGTGTTCGCCTACCTTTAGACGTCCACCATTGTAGGTGGTATCTACGGCATTCACATCAGCACGAGAGAACACTTCGCACTTGTCGGAAAGAACTTTTAGGAATTTCATATCGTTTTCAGCCTCCTTATCAATCTTAAATGCGTGTCCTACGTTGTCTTTGACGATGGTTAGGTTGTCGGCGCGTACAAAGCCACTTCTGGTATAAACCATTGTGTCGGGGCGAAGGAAACACACATCATATTCATGCATCTGATTTGCAATTACATATGTGCCTCGGCTATTTTTATACTGAGTTGTATTTTTGCCTTGGCTCCACTCACGGTGCGTGTGGTGTGCGAACCGGTCCTTTCGGCCGTTGCCAAACCCACCTTCATATCCAATAATGGTTCCCTGTTTGACATGTGCTCCGGCAGCAAATCGGTTAAGATTGTCATGCATAAATAAAAAGGTAATGATACCCACATAGCCGTTCGCACACTCTACCGGTTCATCGCTGACGAAATACGTTTCGTGGCTGCTGTCGGTGCGCACACGGGTAAAATATCCATCAAACGGTGCAAGCACTGGGCTGTCGAATGCTGTGCTTTCTCCGCCATCGTCACGAGCCAAGCTTCCCTTATGCGAAGTTACACCGTATTCGTCCTGAGTAATACGCATATGTGTACCAGGAAACAATACTTTTTGTGCCATAAGGCGACCCTCCCTTACAGGCCAAGTGCGGCAAGCTGTTGCTCAATATAAGTGCGTTGCTCAAGCTCTACCACCAAATGCATGGCATCAGATACTTGTCCACTGGAAAAATTGGTATTCGTGATCCGTTTCTTCCCAACACTCGTAACGATACAATACTGCTTGTAGAGCGTGTCATAAATGATGTCTCCAGCTTTCTGGCCTTTTTCAGGGTTGTCCTCATCTACCGTACGTGTCATGCGGATTTCAGACGTTGCATTTTCGTCTGCAAATATTGCGGCGAACGTATCTACGGGCATGGCGTCTTCTGGCAAGTGAATCTCCATCCGACTCCGTGTGCTCGGATTGCCGCTGGGGTAAACTGCCGTAGAATCAAGAGCTGTATATTCTTTTCCATTCTTCAATGTAATTTTAAGCATATGTGGTCCTCCATTTTAAATCAAATAGCATCCGTTCATTTGAATGGTCGCATGTAAACCACCACTCGTAGCGCCGGAAGCCACTTCGAGCATCAAATAATAGTTTCCGTTTTCCGCATTGATTGTGAATATGTCACTGGCTGCGTAAGTTACATAGACGCCGCCAGCCTCTCCTGTTTCGCGGTAAATAAGCTGCTGTACTACATTCCCGTTAATATCACTAAGCGCTACTTTGGCATGAGAGAAAGAGTTGGCCAGTGATATACTGAGGTTCGAAAAGTATATTTTTGAATATCCCCATGAATTGAATCCGCCGAGCATTACACGGCCATATCCGCGTTCAGTTCCTCCGAATGCGTCAACTTTAATATCTGATCCACTATTTGTAACGGTAAAATATGCGGCATACCCAAGATTTTGTGTTTTAGCAACTGGTATTCCTGGATAGACCGTTTTTTGACGTTTCCAAACTTCTACATTATTGGCTTTAAGGCTCGACAACGACACACCGTTCTCTATGACGGCCCCGTTGCCGGGTATTGAATTACCATTAAAAATCAAAGGCATGTTTGCACCGCCTCACGAATAGTTGATTGTCAGCGTAGTGCCGGACAGGCTCATTGTGATGTTGCTTGCCCGCCGCGCATTGGACAGGCGGCTGTCGTTGCCTTGGCATACAGTGCCCGCCGCTGTGCCGAAGTTTTTATTGAATGCATTGTTTTTTGTGAATGCGGGTTCTTTTGCATTCAGTTTTGTGTTCATCTCTGCTTCGGTATAGTACCTGTCGTCATGAGTATGTTCAAAGTCAACGATTGCAGCTTTTTCTGTTTCATAATGTAAAGTATCATATGAGCCATCGGCAAGTTTCTGATGTGCTCGAACAATTTTTTTCGCCATTGAAATCCCTCCCTACGAGATGACCTCAAGCCATATATCGTCTTTTAACTGACCTGATGGCTGATTTTGATTAATTATGATCTGCTTAGTGGTATTTGCGAGATATGTTTCATACTGATATTTGTAGTATGTTTCAATCGCAATGATGGCATCACGATACTGATTGAGTGTCTCAGCATTGATGAGCATTGTTTTAAGCTCAGGATAAGTAGAGAGAATTGCATTAGCTCCTGCCAGGTCATGCGCAGCATACTTGGCGTGATATTGTTCAATTTTGGTGAGATCTTCAATCCCAGGCTCAGTTTTTTTAGGGAACGAATCAATGTTTTCTGGAAAGGAAGTACCATTTAAATTTGGATATGTTGCGCTGATTGCGGCCACCTCCCTGTAAAATAAAAAGCGCCATTTAAAAGGCGCTTTGGCTTGTTGCACTATTGGACGATAAACGGATATAACGGATAAAACTCAATGCAGCTCAGCGTTGACAGTCCATTTGAAGTGCTTATTTGCTTTACAATATATTTTTTTGTTTCACCTGTGCGCTTTGAAGTGTATTCAATAAGCTGATTTGTTGAAAGCCATGGGATTTCGATGATTGGAAGTTCTAATCGGCTCATGAGGCGTGTTGTTTTCCATGTTTCATAGTCAGCTCGTTGAGAAGCTAAATCATTAGAAAATATATTTTCATATTCTCCGCCAGCCAGTGGTCGTCGAATTTCGTCTTTCCACATTTCCTTTATTGCAAACGGACTATCAGGAATCACACGATATTTTATGTTGTTGCAACTTTCATAGACTTTATCTTCAGCAATTTGTTCTGCGGTTGGCGTAAAAGCAACTTCTTTGCAAATCGCGTGTACTTGGCACTCCCCATAAAAATAGAAGCGTCCTTTTTTATACTTCACAATATATTGCGTTTCAGGCCGCATATCGCCAGCGCTTATTGGAATATTGCCTTCGTATACAATTGGATAGGATGGACCATTGTTAAAAGACATTTTTTGCCCTTTCACTGAGGTCGCGCTGACTGACACTTGAAACTTGGTGTTGAGGACAAGATTGTTGCCATCAAAGTTCTCGTCTTCAATAGTCATCTTGTATGTATCTCCAGAGACCGTGCATTTGTCGCTATAATGATCTGGTTCAATATTTTGTCCATAAAGGTCGGTGACGTTTGCAACTTCAGTGAAAGTAATGGTACAAGGCTCTCCTTGAACAAGCGGGGCCAATTGCTCTGCAGTAATTACAGGTTCGTCAAATTCGCACGTGGGGATACCTTGAAACACAAATGTTCCATCTACATCGAAAAAGGCTTCCCAACCGGGATACAAATCACGTATTTCAACAACTTTTTCCCAGATACTGGTGTTTACGTCAAATTCCATGTCATATGGGATTTCATCAAATTCTGCAATGGTTTCCTCGTACCCATCAGGAACGCTTCTGTGGTATGTGTCTATACGATACTTTTTAAATCCAGCCTCTTGGGTGATAAGAGATATCAGTGCGCCTCGAATACTACTTCCTTCTTCAATCTTTGTTGTCAGGCCACGCACATAGCCATTACGTGTTCCATCGCAGCAAGCTGATTGGTCAACACATGAAATCTGAAGGGAAGAAGTACTTGAATCCCAGCTGAAACTATTATCACAAATCGTATAAACTCCTTTGGGGTAATATGCGATTTCTGACGTGCGCATATCTTCATATCCTACATATACACGAATAAGTTTATCAAGCCAAATTTTTGCGTTCGCATCGACGTCAAAAGTTTTGTCTTTGATTACAACAGAAAGAGAGATTGTTCTTCTTGTATCAGAGTCGCAGTCTTCGCTATAAGAGTATTCGGTAATTGAACCTTGAAATGAATCAACAATTTGCATATCATAATTAAGAATCTGCGCCATTACATACATATTTTTAGTATGCTGATGTAAGATTGAAAGATCACGCTTGGTTTGAAAGTGCATGCTCACACCTCCAAACCGACGTTTACCAATCCATTACTCACCAAATCATTCGTGCTGTTGCAATCTCCAATTTCTACCCAGTCAAAATTGATTGATGGTACTTCGCGATGCCCAGACGGGGAGAGAGAGGGGGAACCTGTAACTCGAATCATCCAAACCCGGCCGTCTTCATATTTAAGAATTTTTGCCTTCCGATTTTGCAGCCACTCTAGAATTTGATTACGCCTATCAGTATTGTCATACCAATCCATTGACGGAACAAAAAAGAATGCAGCGAAAGTAGACGCATAGTAATTATTTTGGCTATTTGATATCACATATGGATATTTGGAATCAAGTGTGTTTACAACTTGTGCATTTTGATTTTTAGAAACATTCCCCGTTGCAACATTGTACTCGGTACCATAAATAGTCTCTGCATCAGCAATGAAATATCCCTTGAATTCACTTTGCACTTCTATCAAGCTTAAATTGCCCTCTATATCTCCATACACTGGGACGACAGCGTACTCGTATGATCTCATGTTTCCGGCGAATCGGTCAATGTAGATGTCATAAAAATCGGCAGCTTTATGAATCGCTTTTTCAAAAACGGTTGCCCAGTCAGTTGTACCTTTTAGACGTTTTTTTAGGCGAAGCATATCAACGTTGTCTGCCGTGAAATCAACATTGCCAGCAAGGGTGTTTCCATTGAATTTTGCGTCCAACACCGTATTCATATCCCAAATGTCAGAAATAGATATTGTATATGCAAATGAAGTGTCATTTGTGATTTTCAATCTGTCAAATATGCCGTTACCAAGCGATATATTGTTGATGAGAGCGACGCTTGTCGGAGTGGGAGCCGCTGTTTGTGCCTCACCTAAAAAGGCTGTACTTAAAAATAGCATATAACCACCCTCACTGAAGCTTTAAGTCGTATAAATTGTTGAATTTTCGAATCCAGATATGTACCATTTGAGAACTTGAGGGCGGATCGATAAAATTGCTTAATTTATCATAGCATACTCCGGAATGATAGGCCTTTAATTCTAAGTAGGCTTTTTTTACCCCTATGTTTGAAAAAGTATCCTCCATATATTCAACCGTTACACGGTCGCCGTTTGAATTTTTCATTTCCATAATTGTAGTGCATCCGTTTAAATCGCTGCAATCAATTTGAATGGTGTAGTCGCCTGCTAAGTTAACTCCTTCGGAAAACACAACTTTATCGTTTCGAAGATCAATCTTTTCGCCGTTAATATAGATAGCGTCTCCATTTTCGGTTTCGCCAATGATTGAGTGAATATTAAAAGTAATTGAAACAGTGCCTTCGCATTTATTATTCTGGCCCAAAAGCAATGCAGAAAGGTATGGAGAAGAATATTCAACTGAAAAAGTCACCGGTTCAATCTCAGCATGTAGTCCATTCACCGTATCGAAATACACATAGGCGGTGTAAGAATGCCCAGATTCAAGCCCTGTCACCATAACATCTAACCCTTGCATGGCGTATCTTGCGCCAGAATCAAAAACCGTTTTGTCATTCGCGTTGTTATCTTTAATGAGAATAGAATATGTATTTAGCAGTTCTTTTTCGCGTTGCAAATATGACAGTTGTAATAGATAAGATGCATATGCAATCACTTGGTTAGGTGTTATATTAATTGACAATATGGGGGCACTATAACAATAAAAGTCAATATGGTTGCTCTCTTCGCTTATTTTTCCTGACGCGTCATACACATAAATTTTAGCGCTGTAATATGTACCATTTGAAAGTGTTTTAGCAGGCAACACATATGCTTTCTTTGAAGAGGTTTGTGTTTGCTCATAAACGGTTTTTTCATTAGAATTGGTGTATACAATCAGTTTGCTTTTTGAAATAATTGAAGGATAAGAGAATTCGAACTCGTGCTCTTTGGTGGCATCAAACGCATTTTGTGGTTTTAATATGGGTTTTATTTTTATCACCACCCTCAAGATAATTATATATTTCAAATCAGATAGCAGCCGTTCATTTCGATAGTTGCATTTAAACCGCGCGAAGTAGCTCCAGAATCCACTTCTAATATCAGATAATAATTCCCATTGGCCGAGTTGATCGTAAACAAATTTGAGGATACGAATGTTCTATCATATCCGCCAAGTGATTCCCCTGTATCATAAGCGATAAGACGTTGAACCCAATTCCCATTGATGTCGCCAAGAGACACCGCTATTTTTGAAAAAGCATTGGTGATGTACGCGTGCAGGTTTGCAAAGAACAGTTTTGAATATCCTATAGAACTGAATGGACCGAGCATCACGCGGCCCCATCCGCGTTCAGTACCGCCGAATGCGTCTACCTTAATATGATAGCCTAGGTTTGTCACAGTGAAATATGGTGAATATCCAAGGTTCTGCGTCTTTGCCACTGGTATTCCGGGGTATATTTTCTGTTGCCGCTGCCATACAAGCACATCGTTGAAATAATACTTTTTTAACTGCACATCGTTAAACCGGATATAGCTCGACTCGGGGATAAGTATATCATTTTGGCGATAACTCACGTCATTCGCCCCCTCAACTGTAGTACACCCATAAATCAGAACCGTTTAGCCCCATGGAAAGATTGTTTGCACGTCCAGATGTTGTTGCATGGTCAGCATACAGCGCAGCGTAATATTTCCGCGTACCATCTTTGTTATTGGTTCCGGTAAAAGGAAAATACCACGTATTCCGGTTGCTCGGACCGGGGTTGTCTACAACAGGCGTAAGTCCCGCAAGTTTTGACGAATCGGCTGCTTTCTCTGTTCTGCCCAAGGCACCAATACCTGCGGGTGTAATGTTTACAGATTTGGCCACACTTCCATCGTATGTACCTTGGCTCGTACCGTTCAAGCTGATTGCCAGTGCTGCGGGGTTCTTAAGCGATACTGGGAAATCCGTGATTTCACTCTTTGTGTGTTTGTGCGTGGACGGCGGGAACGTGTTGGGTTTTCCCGTCACGCCCGACCATGGAACAGTCTCAGCTTTATCTACGACTCCATCACCATTTGCATCATATACGGCCTTCGTCATATCACCGTTACCAGCAGCTATCATTTTATCGTCCACGTATTTTTTAGTAGCCGGATGCATGTTAGCTGTAGGTGCTGCATGAAGCGTAATAAATCCAGTCATTGTACCGCCGCTTTTTGGCAATGCCGCATCAGCCTTTATGCCTTGCTCAGCAGTTGCCGCGCCGATGGCGGCAGGTGTTGGTTTGTTATTGTCTGAATAAACGCGCTTTCCTTGTTCTTTCAGCTGCTTCGAGAAATTCACATTCATATCCCGGTCCCAGGAGAATGGATAGTCGCCTTTCACCATATCATTGGGAATTCCCCATGCGCTATCGCCATAAAATCGAATGTCGCTAATCCACGGAGATTGCGTGGTGCTGCTACCGAGTTTCGTGGTTTTGAATGTCATCCGGTACTTGTAGGCGTTGCTAGTCTGACTGTGGTTGCCGCCAAATGTTCCGTAAGGGAAGTTGATCACATTAGGCCCTGACCATCCACCGAGAGGCACATCCTTACGAATAAACGAAAAAGTGTCTTTTGCGCCAATTGTGGATCGTTCCAAGTCGAGCGCACAAGTATGTGACCCGGTCGAAAACCAAATGTACAGCTGATCAAAACTTGCGTATCGGTCCAGAGGTTCAATCGTGATCCGTACGCAGTCGTTTGTGGAAACCGGTGAACTTTTTGACAACTTAACACTATAGTTGGATGTCATTGAGAATAAATCGCGTTTCTGCGTTTCGCTCAGGCCGTAATCTTCCCACGTTTTTCCGGCATCGGACGAATATTCTACAGTGATGCAGTTTGCAGGAAGAAAGGCACTTTTAGGACTACGTGCCGTATTGATCATTCCTCTATCGGTCGAACCAATATTGCCAGCCCAATTTTCGTTGCCACCGCGCACAATATCGAGAGTAGAATGATTATGTTTTGCATTAGCCGCACCAATAGAGGATACCGTATGTGTATGCGTTGATGACGCGAAATTTGTTGCTTCCTTGCCATCAAGCAAATCTGCATCAAGTTTTGAGCCAGAACCATCTACTGTCAGTAACTTTTTCAATATATCTGCAGCGGTATAGCTGGAAGCAGGAAGTGCCGCGTCCGCCTTACTTTTTGCGCTATTCCAGTTTGTTCGTTCGGTTGCCGTTATATGCTTAATAGCGTCAGAAATATGTGTATATGCAGAATTCCAATTGGATACCAACGTGGACGTTATTCCATCTAATACACTTTTATTTGAATGTGTGTGTTGACTTGTAGCAGCTCCATTCCACTTTGTTCGTTCCGCTGCCGTGATGTGTTTTACTGTGTCAGATATATGAGTGTATGCTGCAGTCCAGTTGTTAATAAAAGCTTGAGTGATTTCATCGATTATGCCTTTATTGGAATGTGTATGGCGTGCAGATGTGTTAGCGGAAACATTCGACTTGTCTGTGTTGGTAAAATCATTTGTAGATAATTGTTTGCCGGTTACGACAGACACTTTATTGGACAGAAGAGAAGAGAGGCCTTCGACATTCTCGCTTTTTACAATGATTTCTTCGTTTGTTTTATTGAACCGCTTAAATTTATTTGCCAATATCAACCCACCCCTCTTACGACAGAACCTCGTACCAGAAATCTCCACTCTTAAGTGATGCGGGTTCGCTATTGCTGACTTCGATTAACTGTACATGCCCTTGCGCGCAGAACGCATAATTGGCAATGAATGTTCCTGCAAGCAGAAAGATAACAGAAATATGTGTTGCATCTACAATTGCGTAGTTATAATCAATACCATGAATTGCTTTTTCCCATATGCTATTTCTTTGAGCCAAAATCTCAACAGAGCATGTCTTGAAATCATCCGTATGTGGAATTACAATTTCTATTTCCTTACCAGCAGTCACAGTTCCGCTCCAGTGAACAACACCAGTAGGAAGATTTGACTGAAGCTCTTCTTGTATTCGAGAAGCTGTCCAAAGGACGTTACCGGAACCCGAATCATTTACATGTACTTTATCTACAGTGTCTGCATTGCCGCCATTGGCCGGTAAAGAGGTAGGAAAGTCAGTAATTTGACTTTTGGTATGAGAATGAGTTTTTGATGCAGCATCAGTAATTCCATAACCCGCCAGTGTCGTAGGATTGGAACCAGCAGTAACATGGCCCTGATCGTTTACGGTCACGCTTTTGTATGTGCCGGCAGTAACACCGCTATTAGGGTGTGTGTAAACTTTTTCCGAACCCCATACGGCTGTTCCGTCTGCACTCCATTTTAATATCTGACCGCTTGCGCCACCGGAAGGAATATGTTTATTGCCAGAGGATGTTGGATGCGTATAAATAGTATCCGTAAATTTAGCGTTTGCTGGCACAGCGGTAAGAACAGTGAGTCCGTTTACCTTTTCTGCGTTGTCTACGACACCATTATCATTTATGTCGTAAACGCTTTTAAGCATATTTCCTACACCCTTGTCGGCAATTGCGTCATCGACATACTTCTTTGTAGAGGGGTTATAATCTGATGTAGGCGTGTATTCTGTAGTGTTTGTTTTGGTAAGCACATCGGACTTATTGGCCTTTGAAGATACAGTGTTCCATAAAGTGCGCTCAGAGGCAGTGATATGCTTTACAGCATCCGAGATATGAGAAAATGCTGCATTCCAATTGTCCAATAGCGCCTGTGTAATTTTGTCAATTACAGATTTGTTTCCATGAGAGTGCCGCGCTGCAGTGTTGCTTGCAACGTTATTTTTCTCAGTTGTTGTATAATCGTTTGTAGAAAGCCCCTTACCTTCAACCTTATCAACCTTTAGAGCAAGCCTTTCATCAAGTCCCTCGACGTTTTCGACTAATACACCAAGTTCTACTGGAGTATTACTGTCTCGTTTAATTTTAAAATAGCTCATACGGGCCTCCAATCTTTAGCTCAGTACTTCAAGCCAAATATCGTTGGCGTTTAAGTTTACTGGTTCTGATGAATCAATTCTTGTTGTTGTTAAAGTGCCTAACGCACAATAGCCATAATTGACAGTGTATGTACCAGCATTGAAAAATCTTATTTCAATGTGTGACGTATCTCTATATGTATATCCATAATCTATTGCGTGGATCGCTTTTGTTAATTTCCCGTCATCCAATCGCATCAATACTTCCAGTGAATTTGTTTTATATCCTTCTGAAGTCGGAATGCCAAAATCAATCACTTGGTTGGACGTAACAGTACCAGACCATTGTAGAAGCTGTATCGGAAGATTTTGCTCCAACTCGGCTTTGATACGATCTGCCGTCCAAATAACGCCTGTATCCAAAGAGTCATTTACTTCTTTGCCGCTAATTCGGTCTGCGTTATTGGAATGCGCCGCCTTATCTACAATACCATCATTATTAGTATCATATATGCTTTTGAGCATATCTCCAGGCGAATGGTCTTGGACGTAATCATCGACATACTTCTTTGTAGCAGGATGATAATTTGAAGTAGGGGAATATTGTGTCGTGTTCGTTTTGGTGAGTACATCTGATGTGTTTGCTTTATCTTTTACTGAGTTCCACAATGTCCTTTCGGCAGAAGTGATGTGTTTTACAGCATCGCTTACATGGGACGCGGCACTATTCCATGCACCAATCAGTGTTTGCGTTATTTTATCAAGAACAGACTTGTTAGAGTGAGTATGCAACTCTGTATCGGCAGGTAATGCGCCAACTTCACTAGCTGTGTAAGTTGGCTTGTTAGGTTGCTTCGCCCACGAATATACATCACTTGCAGGTAGGGAAGATGGCTTGTTCTTTAAGAATGCCTTTGATGAGCTGTTTGCCTCTGCCCAATCAGTTTGAACGATATCAGTGAGATTGGCTTTACTTGAAATTTTGTTTATTTCAGCCAATAACTCAGCAGTGAGATCAGAAAAATCGACGTTGCTTTTAAAGGCCAACGCTTTCAGATCTCCCATATTATCAATCATTTTTTGAGTAAGCTGATGCAATACATCAAGATTTGAATGTGTATGGGAATTGCCGCCCTCTGACGGGTCTCCAGAACTTCCGGTTTTAGGAATGATAATAGTATTTTTGATGTTATTTTGCGGCGACAAAATACGCACGTAATCTCCAAGATTAAAACGTGCGCTGGGCTGTCCTTTTACAGTAAGCTGTTTTCCGTTATATTCGACAACATATTGATTGTTGGATTTGACTCCAACAATTTTAGCTGTATATGTTTTATCAAAATGAGCTTTCTCAATTTCCTCGCGGCATGTTTTCACAATGCGCTCTGCGAGTACGCGTAATGCCTTTTGTAGTTCATCATGTTCAGAAGGAGTCATAAGACATGCCTCCTTTGTAATAAAAAAGAGTCACATGCTAGTGTGACTCTTTCCATAAATCTTATTGTTTTATCAAAAGCAACAGGCAAATGGCTACTGTTAAACGATTTATTCGGCTGCTTTGCTGCTTGTTTGAAGGTTATAAGTCATAACGACTTCTGAATTTTCACTTGGATACAGAATTTCTACATGATCTATATGAGAAAGCTGCACCGCGATTATTGCCGGATATGAATAATCATCAGAAGATGCTCTTTTATTTCCATTTTCATATACATAATAGTCCTGTAGTGCAAACCAAGATTCTGTTCCGTTTTCTTCGTATTCTACTAAAGTGCCAACAATGTACGAGTCATTATTGAACGATGGATACAATATAAGGCTGGTGCCAAATTTATGATCAATAATATCATTCCATATGTTATTGTTTTGTGACTTGTTTGCAAACTTTGATAATGCTTTTTTTATCTTTGGATTCCTATATATACAGTACACAATATAGCCGGATACAACGCCAAAGCATAAATATATAACATAGATCAAACCAGTAGTGTAAATTAAGTTGAACTTGTATAAAATAGAATCAATTAAAACTTTTATTGCATAGCTAATGCAAATACTATAAACGTTTATATGGCTATATTCCAGTTCGTTTGAGCTTAAAAATAAGAAAATAGAAATAGAAACAAACCCTGGGAAAAAATAAGACAGTATTTCTGGGATTGAATGGAAGATTTCTAACGATGGCATTTTGCTACTCCGTTTTTGATGATGTTTGTTTTTCTTTGCTCTTAACAATATTGGCATTGACCGCCTTAGAGGTATCTGGTTTATTTACAGTACGTGTAAAAGTTAACCTTGAACTGGTTTTAGAAATATTGCTATTGGTATCATCATGATGCTTTGTTTTGTTATCCACTTTTAAATCACCTCAATATGAGTATACCATATTTAAGGTGATTTTGGAGTATGTGTATCAAAAAAAGAGCCACACATTTGCGTGACTCTTGTAAGTTGTGAAAAAAGTTGAGAGAACATAAGTTTATTGATACTGCTCTGTAGTAGGTATAATTATATGAGGGGGGCCAACACACCAGTTTATTGCATTATATCGTGTTCCAAATTCTTGTGCTAATGATTCACTACAAGGTCTAGAAATATATTTGGAAAGAAGGTATTGCAAATAACACCTCTGTTCAATATTATCATTCATGATGTTCACTTCCTACACTCCCTTCACGCATATAATGTGAGTAGAAGTACTGAAGATTATACGATTGATCGAAATAGTGCTTACGCTTTATCCAAATAAAACCATCACTTTTAGTTATCATACCAACATCAATTGGGCCACCCACAGTACCAATATTATTATCGATTGCAACTTTCCGACGAAGTGACGTAATATTTATCATCGATTCTGCCAACAAAGCAAGCTCCTCAATTGGCAATGTTGCTACTGATTGTGTGATAGGGCGTAAATACTCCTGTTGTGCTTTCGCAACTATCTGATTTATTATATTCGGAGTCGCGCTGGAAAGTTTCCCAAGTACTTCTTCTGAATCAAATATGGCTGGAGGGCAACTGTCTGGATATCCCTTAACGTCCGTTTAAATTGATGTCAAACATTTGTTTACTAATCACCGCCCGAGCTCCTGCTTCAAGATAGCGGGGAACTCGCGAGTGAGTATTTTAGCGAACGACGTTGTATCATTCACGCCATGCATGATAATATCTCCAAATTTGAATTCGAAGATTTTGTTTGTACCAACTGTATTAGCTGCCAACATCTGATTGTTAAACAAATTCTTGAACTGTTCTTGCAGCATTGCTTGAGGAGACTTTGCCATCGCGATTAGATTTTTTGTTGCCTGCGCGGGGATAACACCTGAACCTAATTCAAGAGATGTAAGCCTTCCATGCTTAGGCGCTCGCACGATCAGCTCACTGCCGGCGTTGCTGCCAATTCCATCATCCACATAAGCAAGCGTCGTAGGGGAGAACATAGTGCCGTTGGCATATTTCTCAATGCGGAAAAATCCTTGTGATGCGCCCAGAGTTTTAATATATTCTTGGGCCGCAGATTGTGTGGTAAATCCGGAACGGGAAACTGTTCCATACCTAGTGTTTACGACGCGATACCGTGGTAAAGACGCATTTGTAGCCCCACTGCCGCCACCGCCAGAGTTTCCACTAGAAGAGCCGATGCTGTTTTGCGCCTCTTTAATACGGCGCTCCAAGGCTTCGATTTCTTCAACCTTTGCTGCGATTTCAGCCATGATTGAAATATATTTGTCACGAAAAGAAGTGAGCGTCTCAATTCGACCATTCAGAATTTCAACTTCCCAGTTTTGCCCAAGCACCTGAGCGGCCATAAGCCTATCTTGCTCGTCTTGATAAGCATCGGCGATTTCGCCCCATTTATCTTTATATTCTTGAAGCTTTTCAATGTTTTTGTCAAGAGCTTCTTCCTCTTGTTCAAGCATATCTTCAAGCTTTTCTTTGGCATCCTCAAGATCAGAAATTTGTTTATCCAGTTCGGCCTTATCAAGGGCTTCCTGTGCATCACGAATGGCAGATTCATCAGTGCGCCAAACAAAGCCTTCGCCTTCCATGTATACACGTAGCGTTTTCTGGTCCTTCAACCGTTCAAGTTCGGCCTTGGCTTTTTCTACGGCTATTTCGCGCTCTTTAGCGTCCCTTAAATTATTGAGCGCATCAATCTCCATCTGGATGAGGTTGATACGGTTGCCGTACGAACCTTCAATATCAGGATCCGATAAAGCATCTTTTTGCTTTTCAAGAGCTTCGATTTCCTTGTCTAGTGCTTTCTGGACAGCGCGGATAACAGAATCATAGGCATCTTTTTGATCGTCCAGCTCATTCTTTACATCCTGTAAAGCCTCTTTCTCTTTTTTTAGCGACTCTACATATTCCTCCGCTGCGCTTTTAGCCGAGCCGGTAGATTTGGCATTGCCCGCCATAGCTTTTTGATATCCAGCAGACGCAATATCTATTTTGGCGATAGAGTCGGCAACAGCCTGAGCGTTGGCGATCAATTGATCTGCACGATCACGATAAGCGTCAGGGTCAACAGCATTTCCGGCTTGTGCGTCTCGAACGCCTTCAAGAAAAATTGTTGTTTCGGCCGCAGCCGCAGAAGCCGTTTTAAATCCAGCTGCAGATGCAGCGGCCATTTCGCCAGCTGCCACGATAGCGTCACCGGCACCCGGAGCAGCAATGGCTACGTCACCAGCCGCAAGCGCTACCAATTGTTGAGCAACAGAATTTTGAAGAGCGTTAATTGCTGATACCTTGGCAGCTTCAGCATTTTGCAGCAACGCATCAGTATTAATTGAGAGACCAGTTGCCGTAGCCTCCAAATACTGAATCATTCCAGAATTGGCAAGAGAACTCAGTGTTTCTGCCGTCATATAACCGTACGTATTGTATTCATCTATCGCCGTTGTAAGCGATTGATAGCCGTTATACAATGCGTCAACATTTGAAATCTGGTCACCAAACTCTGAATTGAGACTTTCGAATTTTTCAGGATCAAATGATTCCTGAGCTCCGGCTTCAGATTCGGCCAAAGCATTGAACTGATTGGCGATATCTTCGATTGAGATGCCAAGAACTTCAAGTGCCTCTACTAACGAATCATATGCATCAGTATTATCGAATACATCCGCAGTAAGCTTTCCCTGTTTGGCGAGATCCTCTAGTTGCTCTTTCTCTTTAGCAAATTGGTTGTTGTCGAAGACAGAGTTGAAGTCATTTGTTTTCTGTGTCGCGCTATTCCCCAGATAATCATCCAATATGATACCGCTCTGTTTTACTTCATCGCGGTATTTACGACTTGCATCGTCATCTCCGATAAGAACATCCGCTTGTTCCTGCAGTGCTGCTTGTAGCTTAAGAGTTTCGTCTAAAACAAGCTGCCTGCCCTCGCGCAACTCTTTGATTTGTTCTTCATAATCTTCTTTGGTTGAGAACTCAAAGTCGCCAATAAAATTGGCTTTCAAAGCTTCTACGTATTCGGAAAGATACCTTTGAATCTCGGAATCAATATGGTCCAAATCAGAGACATTAGCTTTGATTTTTTCAGAACGCGTAGCATCGTAACTACCAATATAAAGCCCGTTAGAATCAAATTCTTGAACAACTTCGCTTTTATCATCAATTACTTTAATTGCAGCGTCGCGCGCTTCACCATATTCAATATTGGCTAATGCATTTTTTAAGTTAAGCTGCGTTTCGAGTTTTTCATTTGCTTCCTGTAAATTATCAAGCTCTTCCTGTTCAACAAACGTCAATGTTCCCAAACTTTGCAATTCCTTAATCCGATCGGAGTTGCTTTCCATTTGGTCATCCAAAGACTTCAATTCACTGCTAAGCGAATTGTAATCGCTGGCCTCTTTTTCTGCAGCTTCAATAAGACGTTCATGGCGATGGATGTAATCATCCAGGGCGCTGATTGCAAAATTGATGGCAACCCCAATTCCCATTGAAATAGCCATGTTCAGTGCAACAGTAGCTGCTTTCAAACCGATAGTGCTTAGCGTTGCTGCCTTTTGCATTGCTGTAAATTCTTGAACGCTTACTTTGGGTGCATCGGTTGATCTGGCATAGTTTATCGCAGTTGTTGAGGCGTTTTTCATAGTGTCGTCAAACGCCTTGCCAGCATTAGTGCCGTTTTGTACCGCATCAACATATTCAGATAAAGCTTTTATGTCTGTTTCAAGATGGAGTGACGCATCCCTTTTACTTTGAGATACAAATAGTGTTTTTAGCCCATTTACAAATCCAGAGAAACCGTTCCCAGAGAAATCATCTTTTATAGAACTTAGAGATTTGCCAAGAAAGCTAATCGATTCTCCGAAGTCTAAAATACCATTTTTGGCCTGTTCTACATCAAAATCAAACAGCGTAAATATCAATAATGTTCACTATAGATAGTGTGTGATCTCTATAATGTGGTCATTTTGTTGATTTTGTGGTATTATAAAAGCACCAATAATAGTAGCGCTTGTTGAGCGATTGAAATGAGTTGGAATAAGCGCAAGTAGGGGGATGTGTGTTATGTCAAAAGACTATGGGTACTTTGGCGATGGATTAGATGGGTATGTCCATTACAAGCAGACGTTTGATGACATCTTTAAAGAAAATGGCGGCCTCAGCGAAGACGAGTTTTTAAGCGAGGAGAGCTTTATTGAAGCTGAGTATCCAGAAGATGATGAAATATATAATTGAACAAGGAGTTTAGACCCGAATAATACCACTAGAGATGGCGAGTGATGAGCCGAGTGTACGGTTGCGTATTGGTTAGAATCTTCCAAATGACAGATCAACTTGTCTCTTTGCCTGAAATAATCCGGCTGGATACAAAGCCATTGAGTAGCTTCTTTATCAGTGCTATACTAAATAGGCTTGAATATGTAAAAAAAGGGGAGAAGATATGGATATTTCTAATATTGGAGAGCGTATACTGAATCGATTTAGAAAACCACAAAAAGAAAGAGCTTTAGTTTTTGTCGATTACGAACATTGGTTTTTTGGCTACAAAAATTTGTTTGGGCTCAAGCCCAATATAAAGGAATGGTATGATAGCATTTGCACTCGATTTCAAGTAGAAGAAGCATTCTTTTTTGCCGATTTTACGGGCATACCTGTACTTAAAGATGAACCTGGGCACATTCGTACAGTAAGTGATTCTATTATCGAGACTGGCAATTTTGCGGGAAAAAACAAAAAGGACATGTCGGATTTTGTGATGCTCGATTATATTTACCGCAAGGCAATGGAGTATCCAGATGTCAAATACTTTGTTTTGTTCACTGGGGATGGCCACTTTCAAAGCGTCGTCAAATTCCTTCGCAACAAATGTGATAAAAAGGTTATCCAATATGGTGTTAAGGGATGCTGCTCAAAACAGTTATGTGATGCAGCACTAGAGCATTATTCTGTTCCGACAGAGGATATTAAGCCTTCTGTATATTATCCAATGATTATTGAGCGTTTGGACTGGGCAGCAAAACATCCGGAAGTCATTGTAACGTTCATGAATACTGTAAGATATGTTTCACAGCGGAATGAGGTTTCTGAGGCAATTATAATCCAAGCGTTAAATCAAATGCTGGATAGCGATCTCATCTGCAAAAAACGTAGGCGCGTTGATTTCAATAATTCTGTATTGGTATTATCTGCAAACTGGGACAAACTGCAAGAATGTGGTTTGTGGTCCCCCAAAAGCTAAGAACATCCAAGAATGCTGAAAAAGTAAAAGAAAAATGTTTGCCAATGCAATAGCAAAAAGACCACCCACACTTCACATTTATCGTGGGTGGTTTTGTGCTTTTTTGTTAAACTTTTTATGACCACTCCGGTTTTTCTCCGGATGTTCAGACTGTACTTCATGGCGTTGTGACACCCGACTCTTCCAGTCGTTGAACCATAAATCCAGTTTCCGCTCCGGCCACACACTCCGGAAACTTGCGGCCTTTGGATATGTGGCTGCTGATAGGACATTTTATCTATCGTACTTAGCACATACGTTTTATATGTATGCTTTTATCTCAGCATATACGAATATCATCACTTGTTTCCGCCTTTCGGCTCGTTCATAGCGTAATTTCTGCGCTATTGTAGCAGATGATCTTTAGCCCATCCCAGCAATTTGAGTCCTATACGAAACAAAAGGTTGCATCCTACGCCGCAATTAAATCACAACTGGCGTAAGAGGGCATATTACTTTTACCGGCCTTTTGCCCAGTGAGAGATAGCCCACCACTAAGTAACCCCATTAACGCGGGAAATACGTCAATGAAGTTAATAATCCCTTCTGTTGCAGATAGTACGTTGGTTCCTAATTCAATAAAGAACTTTGGAAGACCGCTATCTACTACAGATGTAGAAAGAGATTCGAATTGTGCTTCGAACTGCGAGAGTTTACCTGCGATGCTATCAAGGTATTTCTCGTTTTCTTTTGCAGCGCTCCCCGTGCTGTTCAGCGCCGTTTGCAAAGAGTTTTCTGCGATGCTGAAGTCTGAAATCAGGGCACTTATTACGTTGCTGTTTCGCTTACCACCCATGAGTTCCGTGGCAGCAGCACGCTCCATGTCGGTCATATCCTGCCATGCGCCGGCCATTTCCTTCAGGATTTGATATGTGGATTTATAACTGTCCTCATCCAGTTGAATGTCAACTTTCCCATGCGTCAGAGCAAGCAGTTCTTCACGCAACTTCGATACTGAATCGGCCATGCCTTCTGTCGATTCACCGGCTGCTTCCAACTCTGTCTTGGTGGAACGCAGGTACATGGAAATTGTTTTTAGGGCTGTCATTCTGTTACTTTCGCCGCCATGGCTACTGACCGCTGTGGAAGCGGCGGCATGGTCTTTCGGCCATGCTCTCACGTTTCAAAAATCAGGATTATATCGTGAGATCGGACTGTATCTTCACCCCAACTTTAGGGGGAATAGCGAAACCTTTCGCGTTACCGCGAAAAATATTACAGTCTCTACGGTTTCTTTATGAACGAGCTCCAGTTCAGTCGTTAGGAAACTAACTGTAGCCTATTTTCTTCAAAATAAGGATACATAATATCCCTGTTTAATATAAGGTTATTACATTCATATAAAGTGTAATTGAAAGAATTATAGTTTTCTATCTTGCCATGCGCAGTTATGTACTTTTCAATTAAATATCGACAAACTTCTGTGCGATTTAGAATGTCGTATTCCCACAGGTTTAATATTTTTATGCCATATTTATTGAGTATAAAAGTACGTTTGGCTTTATCTCTTCTAACACTTCTTCTGTGTATAGGAGATTCAACTTTAAAAAACTTTAATGGGGAACAGTGCCAATAATCGCCCATTACTTCTATAATCAAGTTGCTTTCGAGTAAATAATTGTCAACGGAATAGAAATCAAATGCTTTTTCATTTTCATATGAAATTTTCATACTGTCAAGTATTTGATTTACCATTATTTGAATGGATGTATTCGTTATAACTTTATTGTTCTTTAACAATGTGGCCGCTCTTTTTCTTGATTCTTCTTTCCAACTATCCTGTTGACTCCATACATTAGCAAACCACGCTCTTTTACATCCTATACAGCAAAAGCGGTTGCTTTCATTATTCATCTTATATTTTCCTACAATGTACTTCTTTCCGCACCACGCGCACAGCTTGGCTCCACCCTCAAATTTAGGATTCAAAAATCCCGTTCTCGTCTTTTGCCATTTCTTCTGACATCCTACAGAACATAATTTTTGTGTGGAAGTCTTTCTTACTTCAAATTTTATCCCACAAAGTTCACAGGGGCGCATTTCATATACTTGTGAATGGTTCCATTTCATTTGGCAACTGTTTGAACAAAAATGATGTTTGTTTCTGTTATATTGAGTTTTGGTTTTATAAATCTCTTTTCCACACCACTCACAATTTATTGTATATCCATTTCTTTGCCCTTTCGCTGGCATTTAGTATACCCTTTCTGCGACGACAACTCCTAACTGCCGCCACAAATAACCCGTTCATAAAGTCTTACCTCGGTCTTGCCCATCCCTGGGGTTTAACCGATATAGCTATTTTTTCATCTGCTTATTACTAAGCAGTGGGGCGCATATGTCCACCCACTTTTTCGGCGTCTTGAATGGTACTTTGTGCCGCTGTAATCAGCGCGATACTTTCTTCAAGACTGTTTCCACCTGCAAACAACGCCGCACTGGAACGTGCAAGCGCCGCACCAATATCTCCTGCACTTGTGGCGTAATTGTTAGAAACTTCATTCAGTTTGTCAACCACGCCCGCCGCATCGCTTGCTTCCAGCTTAAAGGCGCGAACCGTACTAATAAGTGTAGATGTGGATTCATTTATGTCATCCACATCATCGCCTACATTCAAATAAAGCTGACTCGCATCGGCAAGCATTTCCGCATCGTCAAGTTTATATCCGAGGCGGCTCCAGTCTGCAACAGAATTGATATATCCGCTCATGCTTGCGCCAAGCTCTTTTGCTTTGACGGCAGCTTTATCCATGAACTCCAAAGCGCTAGAGTCAGAAAGATCAGTGACCTTTTTCAATTCGGTCATCGCAGCATCTACATCTTGGACATTCTGCCATAATTCACGCATAGCAGTTTGAAGAAGATGTACGCCCGCCATCGCGACTGCTGTATTGAAATGCTCTCTAAACAGTCTGCGAATTTTACCACCGAAGGATTCAACCTCTTCACCAGCTATTTTCGCATCACGCTGTATTGCACTGAAAAAGTCACGTGCGTCCAAAACGTTTTTATCAGTTGCTGTCCCGCTGTTTATTATTTGTGTGATGTTATCATATCTGCTTTGAATAGCATTGCGCGTAGAAGCCGACAGATTGGGCGTGTTCTTCAAATAAGAAAGCATCTGATTCTGCAAGTTCTGAAGCTGCACTGTTGCATTTTGAATATCTTTTGCAAATTTCTCGTCGCCACGCATGTTGGCCAGTTCTACGTCAAATTGTCTGATTACACCCTCGGCAGATATAAGGTCAATTTTGAATTTATTTAATTCATCTCTAGAAATTTCGCCGTTTGAGAGTGCGGATTTCAGTAAAGAGGCGTATTTTTCCAGTTCAGATAAATTTAATTTTCCAAAATCAAATCCAGTGCCATCATATTTTGCCGATTTGATCTTCTCCAACAGAACAGAATATCTCGTTAGTAGATTTATTGACTGGGAAATGTCGTTTGAGTTGATAGTTTGGACAACAGAAGCATGTGCGGAACTGGAACCGGTTCCTTGCATTAGATTGGTTGCTTTTTTTAATATGTCAACAAGTTCTCTGGCATTTCCCAAATCCAATTTGATTTTTATAGGTTTTATTTCCTTTTCGAGATTTGAGATCCCCTTAATTAGTTCTCTATAATCGCCAAGACTTGCTTTAAGCTTTATACCCAGTTCGTCTGCCACACTATCACCTCTATCAATACAAAAAACAGGGGAGCGGACCCTGTTTACCTAATAATGTTCTTGATTAGTTCACCAATTACTGCAACGATCACCAGTAGCGACGTTCCAATTAAAAGCCAGTTCGACTTTATCCATCCCCAAATATCAAACTTACCTTTTTCTTCTATTGCTTCCAATTTGTTTTCAAGCCGATCTACTTTTTGAGTGTTTTTGGTAAGTTCGTTTTGCATTTTTTCCATGCTAAATTTCATTTCTGTAGTCGATTTGTTTAAACGATCAATGGCGTTTGGCAAAGCAGACAAATTTTCCAAAGCATCTGCGATGCGTTGATTAAAAACCGCTTCATTTTTGTCTAAGTTGGTGAGCTGATGATCAATTAGTTCAATTTTCTTTTCTGCTTGCTTAACTCTGAATTCAAGTGCTTCATGTTGAGGGCAATTTTCCATATTGTCCTCCACGAAAAAAACTTTTGTTTTCCAGCATTGAGCCTCACCCCTCAAAATAGTGCAGGTGGCACCCGCATAAAAGTGAAAGCCAGCCATGGTGCATTCCGTGACTGGCTTATGTTTTGAATAATACACATTACAGGGCCAACAGCTCCACAGAAAGCAAAGCGCTTTCTTACGGCTAGCTGTTACGTGATATTGACACCCCGTCTGAGCAAACCGTCAGCCAGAGCTTGTTTATAACTTTCAGTTGCCTCAAGCTCTTCAACAGCTCTTTTATAAAAAGGTCGTTCGTCTTCCCACACATAGTGTGTGTCATTGAAAATGTTGTTAACAGATCCATCGTTTATCCACTGTGCAAAGGTTCCTTTTGGGCCATTATATGGTACATTGCGCACAGATGGAGCCGGCTCAGCACTCGAAAAAACGTTCAGCGTTATATCGCCGTCATCATATAAATCTTTGTTTATGGGGGCTTTTTCAAGAATATATCGTCGCTCATAAAGAACCGGATCATAAACATCATAGACTTCAGATGAAATATGGTTGGATATCGCCGATTTGGCTTCCTTAAAAACTTCATTACGCATAGCTAGTTCAACTCGCTTGCGAAGCTCGTTGTCCAATCCATTGCCCTCACCATATAATGTGTCACAATATTTCTTATAAGCCATAATACATCACTTTGTACTAGCAGTTACTTTTTTGAAGCAAGGATTTCTTCAAAAGTAATTTGTCTATTATCTGCATCTGCCTTTTTATTTGATTTAGGCGTGTTTTTTACAGTGGATAAAGAAGCATTTCTATGTTGTTCCACCGCGACTGTATCTGCGATACGTTTATTGTTAAGAGTATCCATCTTTTCCAGCATCAGTTTGAGGTTAGCGATTTTTTCATCCGAGTTAAGTTCAAGCAAGGAATCCAAAAAGTTGTTTGTTTTATGAGCGATTTCTTGCAATGGATTTGGGGCGAGCTGTGACAAATAATAACTTTTCAAATAGTTGATTTTTTCACTAACCGCAAAATCCAAGTTTCCTCTAGTGGCACACTCAATATGATCTTCAATCTCACAGTATGCGTCTGAATTGAGTAAAAATATTTCCAAATCATGTTGCTCCGCAGGAAGTTCCAAGTTGGTAAAAAACTTTATAATGGCATAACGCCAGAAGAATAATTCCAGCTCGGGAAGATACATCCCATCATCATCAAAGCATGATGTAGCGGCTAGTGTTACAAACTTAGCGCGTTCTTCAAGAGAAAGATTGCGCTTGATTTTTACATCAGTTCCTTCTATATTAATTTCATAAATTGAATTATTATCACAGCTATCAATAAATTTGCTTACAGTATTAACAGTTTGCTTGCTCACTAACATTTTCCTCCGGATTTTAATTTTTTTCGATTTGCTCTTGCGGCCTTGAGTTTTTCATAAGTCACCCAGCCACCATCAATTTTGCTGTAAGAAACCCAATAGTAATCTATATTGGGGAACTTATAATGAAATAGTTTAGCTTTTAATTTTGCCGTTGAATCCGGCATCCCTTTCGTGTCAATCACGTATTTATGCCCGTCTGGCAACTCAAGAACAAAATCTGCAACGTAAGTAATAGGACGTATTGTTTTTCCTTGATAGGTGAATTTTGGTTGCAACTCATATGATTTTTGTAGTTCATAGCTTACAATTTGGCCGCTTCCCATTCCGGGCAAAACCACATCTCTAAAGAACTTCATTTCAAGTACGGAATCAAATACGATGCCATTGTATGTGCGTTTAGAAATATCTGCTGACACATTAAATTTCGATCTATTGTTTGACGTAATAGCACCTCGTGAAACTGAAATTGTTTGTTGTAAAAAAATAGGGGCAGGAAATCGCCCCTATTTTCCTTATTCATTATTTGCAGGTACCGCATCTGTGTTGACGCGATCATGTGCGGGTCCGCGTTGCTTTTTATTCTTTTCGCTAACAGAAACTGGATTGCGCGCATCAAAGACCTCTTGCATATATTTTTGGTAGTGTTCTGGACAACAGCACATTGATTTCCAATGGGTTGATCCGTCAAGAGATCGATTGCACGCATAATACTTCTGATGGCATTTAGAATATTTGCACACGTGATTAGGTTTTCTGTCCATTGATATCACGACCAATCAATTAGGTATCAATAATTTTAGACATATCATAGTCATAGAGCGTCCAAAGTGCTTGAGTCTCATCGCTGCATGTGCCAGTCATGCCTTCGATTTCAACGTTCATAACAGCTGCCTGATCACCAAATGCAAGTTCAAAATTGCCAGAGACTTTACCACGCTCCATAACAACCTGAAGCGGGACGTCTACATCCTCGCAAATATCATGGAACCATGCGTCCAGAACGATACGTCCGCTTTTTGAAAATTTATTGGAGTCATTTACAATTTTGCGGTACTCACTGAACTTGGGATGATACTCGACCATCACACGATCACCAATCTTAAATTTTCCGGTGGGGAGAGTAATTTCTTTCGTGTCAGGGGCGTAGGCAAAAGCTGTTTCTGACGCTTCAGCAGCCTGATCGTAGGTGTCAATCTTGTTTTTCTGCTTATCAACTGCATAAATAAATTTGATTTCTGCGCCCACGGCACCAGTGGCTTTATGGTTTAGTGTAATTTTTGTAGCATTGGTTACTTTATAAATTTCACACAGAGAAATCTCAGAGCCGTTCTGAATTACTTCCTCGTCAGCGCCTACCGCCATCGCCAGGTAGCCAGTATCGACAGTACCGTTGGTCGCCTTAAGCGTAGAAATTTTGTTATTATCAAAAGCCGCAAGTTTAGCACCATCGGTACCTTCGGCATATACTGTTTCCTGCCCGTTCGTCCAAGTTACTGTTTTCAGGTCAACCAGTCTAACCTCAAGCTCATCGGTCTCAAGATTGTTGATTCGAAGCGCACGTGCCTTTTTAAATGCATATCTCATAGCTGTGTTCCTTTCTTATTAAATAGAAGAGAGGGCATTAGGTTGCCCAATCCATATTGGTGTTTTTTAATGCATCACTTTTCACAGTGCCGGAATAAACTCCAGTTAATATATGATCAATATTTTCTTTTTTGTGAAGTACTTTATATGCCGATACAATTGAAAAGATTGGAGCGCCGGTAAAGTTGAATGTGTTTATTGCTCCGTTCCCGCCGTGCAATACGGATGCGACCATATTTCCTAAAAAAGAAGAGCTCTCATCTGTTCCTGCAGTTTGCGGCTTGTTTTTTTTGCGATTAATCTCATCGCGCATATCTTCTATCAGAATGCGTTTTGCCGTTTTATCTCTTGGTTTTATTCTGCCCTCGAAAGAAATGCCGTTTATTTTTTGCACAAATGTCGAAAAAGCAAGATATTCTTCTCTATTTATTGAAAAGTTATTGACAAAAGGATCTTCAATGTATGTGTCATTGCTACCTGATGAGCTTAGCCGATATGCATGATTCTCGCCCAAGAAAAAGTCAAGTGCAGCTGCAATTGGAATAAGCGGATTGAACCCACTTTGATCAAATGCTGTTTTGTTTTGAGAGTATATATTGCTTAAATATTTCCATTGCAAGCAAAACACATCGAAGCAGTCCACATCTTCGTAGTCGATGCCATTATCATCTAACCAAACCATATTTTGATATGGATCAGCTAGGATTCTACCGACATATTCCCAATAAATCGACTCTCCGTTTCTTCCTAATCCCAATATGTCTCGTAGTAGTGGGTGGCGTACTGATACTGTCGAATTAAGTTTATATGGCAATCCGCTTTCCAAATAAAGCCTATCAATCTCAACCATCAAATTCATCCTCTTCGCTGCAAGTATCGGGCAATCGGTTACTGTCCTTCGTGGCGAATCGGACAGTCCTGCACCGATGCATCTGAGAAATATGCCCAGGTACGCTTGAGACAAGTTCTAGATTGTTAAAACCATATTCCGTATTACCGTTGAACAGCAGCTCAATCAAGTGAGCTAAATAATCAATTCTGGTTGCTCCGTATGAAGTTTTCATTGCAGCTTGATGGCATATAATTCTGAACGTTATAATAACATCTTTGAAAAAATAGTTTACTGTTGAAACCTTTGGGACCTCTATTTCATAGCAGATATAACAACCGACTTCTTGGATAGCATCAGGAATATAATCAAACGGGAAAATATATGTATATAGCAAATCCTCTACGGGTTTCTCTGGCGGAATTATTTCTGTAATCATCGACACGATTTCATTGTCATTTAAAATTGTAGAGGCAATCTGATTTTTGTAGGTTACTATTTCTTTGCCGTATGCCATAATATCACCTACACTAAAGGAACAATGCTGGTATCAAGTTTTGCGATGAATCCATCAGTAAATGTTGCCGTAATTCGAATGACACCATAGTACAATGAAGTGTTGTTGGGAGTTTTTATAAGCAGTTCACCGCCGGACGTGTTAACTGAAATCAACTCTTTGTACTGTTTCAGATTGTCATCCATATCAATCGACCATGTTACGGTTGGATCTTTAACTTCATTCAATGTAGCAACAAATTTTTTGTGTGGTCCGCCGGCCTTGATCTCTTTTGTTCCCGTATAAAAAATTTCCCTCTCTGCCGGAGCCGAAGTAGAATTATCAGTGACATAATCGCAAATCATAAGTTCAGAGTTGTCGGTTTGGGGATTATAAGCGTCTTGTTCTACATTAATTACAAGAAAACCACTAGCTTCTCCATTGTAGTCGTATCGCTCCGTCATACTGTCAACGGACGTTAATCGATATGTACGGGGCGTCTTTCCTATAATTTCAAGCATAAAACGTTTATCGACATCGAGCAACGCACTCTCATTATCATATGGAAGCTGTATTTTAAACTCGCGCTTTGATTCTGTACTTGTTGCATTCGATTCAAGATTGCTAAAATATGGCTTATCAACTACACACCATCGCTCATGGATTTCTTTAGTGCTTGGATTTTGCCAACGGATCTGCCGATTGCACTGTTCAATCTCGCCACGCACAGTGATGTCACTTTCTGCATCACGTTTGGTGATAAGCCAGTGTGAACCATTCCAAAATACAATTGAGCCTATTTTAAAATCACGAGAGGGAAGAGCTTCAATTGTTTTCGTAGACACAGTTTGAGTCGATATGATTATCAAATTATCGTCAGTACCATCAATCGTCACACTTTTATAGGCAGGATTGTGAATTGCGAATTTTTGTGTCATTCGTTTGGCGTTATGAATAATCCTATCGCGCTTCGTTTTACCCATAGCTTCAAGCCGCATACGGTAATCAATCATTTTGCTCACGTCACCTCACTACAGATGTAAGTTTGAAAGATCCCCGTGATTGTAAGAATATTCTCGCATCGAATTCGTAAATGCTTTCTGCTCATCTTGATATAGTGATTTAATCTCGGCCAAAAGATTTTTAGAACTGTACATCGTAAAGTCTTTTGTATTCAGAATGTTTTCAAGGTTGTCAGAATTATTTACGTATTGGCGCAGCCATTCAACAACCATCCCGTCAGTCACAATATCTATGATTTCATCATCTATTTCGTCGGACAAAAAGGCGTATTCGTTATCATCTTGTTGGCTCAAATCAGCTTGGCATATTTTGTCAAATTTCGTGCATACACGTTTCATATACCCAACGGCAAGTTCATCAACTAAATAATCTTCGTAGTTTAGAAGCTTGTAATCCGATATCTTGTCTAGGAATGTATCAATAAAAGCTTTATAAGGAGTCATACGAGCCCTCCTTATTTCTCCATCAAAACATAGCCGGTAGCAGCCTCAATTGCCTTGATCGTTTTGATGCTATCAAGACTTCCAGATTCAATAAGATCATAAGCGCGCATTGCAATGCTGTCTTTTGCCCCGCGTGCAATTTTAGTTACGACAGTCTCAATCTTTTCAGGCGACCACGTAAACACCTCATCCAGATCATCGAGCTCAACGATATCGCTATAATATTTGCGGATTTGGAGCCAATCGAGAGCCTGTTCTGCGTTGTCGCCAACAAGCATTACCCAGTTCTCAGAGAAGAAATCACGCTGCCCATTACGCATATTCTGGAGTTCAGCAATAGTGAGAAGATTTACATCCCCACAATTACTCCACTCACATTCAAAGCCAGTGACCTTCGATTTATAAAAGAGCGTGCCGTAAAAATTACTTTTTACCTCAACAAGCTCATCTGGAGACATTTTTTTAATCTTAGGCTTAACAGCCGTGATTTTTGTTGGAGTGGATGCAGTGGCTTTAATAACATCGACTTCTGGATTTTTCTGTTTGTTTTCAGTCTTAGTTCTCGGTGGCAATATTAACTCTCCTTTGTAAAAAAATAGGGGACAGCACAGCGCCGTCCCCATACACGTCTTATCAGCCAGAAATGGTGTAAATACCCATCTTTGCACCCATCATGACTGCACAACCCGTATCCTCAAGATATACGTATTCCTGAGACATGTCTGCGTTCTCGGTCATATCCTTGGTTCCGATGTAGCTCTCGCCAGTTGTAACAAACTTAATGAACTTATCGTTTGCTGCCACAACATAGAGCTTATTATCGGGAATGATAAACTCAGTAGAGCCAACCTTATGGTGATTTACGACAGCGACCATATCAACGCCGGCCACACGACCGAAGTGGCCAACGTTATAATAGCTGTCTTTTGCCGCATCAGACATTACAGCACTCGTTACCTTACGCAAGGCAGGTTTGGTGCCAATAATACGTGCGGTCATACCCGTGGCTGCCTCAACGTGTGCCACCAGCTCAAGAAGCTTCTCTTCCTCATAAGTACCGGACACCACATAGGTAGTGTCAAGGCCAGGTGTAGAAGCGCTCAGGCCACTGAACGCGGTATAAATCATTTCATAGCGGTTGTCTTTCACCGCCTTCATCAGTTTCTGGACAAAGGTATTCCAGTCACTGCGACCAGCCAGCAGACGAGTGGCTTCCTCATAAATGCGAATGCCTTTCACGGATGTCGGAACGGTCACTTCCGTCTTCTCGCCAATGCGCTGACGGCGCGGAGTCTGAATCCCCTTAGACATGTCAGAAACGATAAAAGTAGTATTGTCTTCTGCCGTGAACAGATTCTGATCGCCCTCAGCGGTGTTTACATACTCAACAAAATCGTTGAAAAATTCGTCGCCTTCGAATCCCTCTCGAAGAATGGGCTCGACAGCCACCTCAATCATGGCGAAAAGTTCTCGGCCGTGATCTCGCAAAGATCGAGCGGTGATTTTGCTGCTGCCACCGTTGGCCTCAATCAGCGCTTCGCGCAGCTGCTTCTCCGGATCCTTGCCATTCGTAAAATCCTTGGCGACCTTGCCGTAATACAAATCATAGGCAAGTGTAGCAATAGCTTTCATATCTGCCATTGTTGTTACATCTCCTTCGCAAAAATCCCGCCGTAATTTGGCGGGATTGGTAATTACTATTCGTTTAAACAGACTTTAAAGTGCTATTAGCCTGCGGCACCTTTGCCGGGACGCACTTCAATGACGGCGTAATTAAGCGAACCGACAGTTTCCAGCTGAATTACCTTACCGACAATCGTGGAGCCACCCGTTGCACTCTCAACATCCTTCAGTTTCGTATTGGCCTGCAGCTCGACAAAGTGCCCAACAGTGGCAGTGCCATCGATGGCATCAGTCGTAACAGAAAAAATGTCGCCGGCATGCAACTTGTATGCACGGGCATTGGAACCGGCAGTGTTATAAAAATCAGTCAAATTGCGCAGACGCTCATCTGCCATTACTTCGGGGGTGGCCACAAGAGCAACCTCCTCAATGGGGGTAGCGGCTTCAGGAGTCAGCGCCTTCCAAAGTTCACGTTCGTTGGGAAGCAACGAATCGAGCTTAACAATCATACCGTTATCAATATCGGCATCGGCAGAGCCGTTGTTAAAACGCACACTGCGGAGCAGAGTGCCATCAGTTGTACCAGACATATTGTCCAAACGTACCACACAATGTTTCGCCATAATATTTACTTCCTCTCAAATCTTAATTAATCAAAAAGATCCCCATATGGGTTGGGGATGACGGGAACGCTTTCGGGAATAATAACTTTCGAAAATTTTTCCGTTTTGCGGGAGAAATTAGCTTTCTTTTTCCCAACCAGCATAAAGCATTTATTCTCAATCTCAGTAGCGGAAAATTCATTTGCGTTTTCTTTCAATGCCGTGAACTCTGCATCGTTGCTAAGCTCCTTCTCGAACATTTCAAAGATAGAATCTTTAGCGGCGGTTTCCTCAGCAGCAATTTTAGCATTGTTTTCAGAAACAAGCGTATTATAGTCGCCTTCAAGTTTGGAGTATTTGCCATTGAGTTCGTTAATTTGAGATGCAAACTGCTCTTTTTCGGCCATGAATGTAGCGTTAGCGTTCTCTACAGCCTTGTTCTTAATTGCAGTAAACAACGACTCAATTGACAAGTCCTTATCTCCTTCGTCAAAGTCGGCAATTACAAGCTTTTTACGCTTTTTACTTGCGAAATCGACAGTTACTTTGTCACCGTTTACGGAATACGTAAAGCCATAAATCTTCCAATCTGCGTAATCATATGCGTAAACTTCAGACAATTCAGGATCGAAATCATAGAAAGAATATTTAGGATATTTACCCCAATCTTCATCTTCCATCATTTCTTCATATAGAGCTTCTTTAAGCTCTGTCTCAAACGCGCCATTCAACGCAAAATCGGTGGTAGCGTCTTCACAGAGAACGCTATTGCCATCGTCATTCGATTCATTGGCAGAAGCGAACGCGGCAACCTTTTCCTCAAACTCTTCCAAGCCCATTGTGTCATCAACACTAAAATCCAAAGCTTCAGGTTTGATGCTATATTTGCTCAGAATATCCAATTGTTCTTTGTTCAAATCAAAAATACCTCCTTCTTCTTTGGATTTTAACAGGCCGTTTTCATTACGACCATTTATAATAGAAGCGTATTCGTCAAGCTTTTCTTTTATTTCAGAAGCAATAGTATCCGCAGAGAAACAGGCGATTGCCGTGCTGTTGATCATTGCAGGCTGAATTTTTGGATCTGACGTTGACAAGATACAGCATCCATCAAACTTGAATTTTGTAAATGTGAATGAACCGTCGGGATTTTCGATTCCTTCAAAATCATTGGAAAGCTCCATGCTTTGTCCTTTAACAATGTCACGCTGGAAAATTTCAACAGCGCGCTCAAATTTGGTCCAAAGCAATGCGTCAACCTGTAAAAATTTACGAAGCTTTCCATCGTCGCAAACTTTATTGATCCATCTGGGGTTACACGATTCAGGAATCACTCCATAGGCGGAGCCATCATACATATACTTGTAACCCTCAGATTGCTTGACGATTTTATATTCGTGCGCGGCGAAATCGTCGGTGTCGCCATCATCGTCAACTAAGATATATCCCAAAATTGGTGTGTTTTTAATTGACGGGATTGCATCGTTCACAACATCTTCATCAAATATAGACCCGTTGAAGTTTTTTCCAGTGTGAAGTACATCAATAACGATTTTCAAGAATCTGGTATCCTTACCTTGTACTTCATCCATAATAGCGAACGTTACGGGGATACTAAAATTTCTTTCCACTACAGTCCCCCCCCCCTTAAATGCGACTAGCGTTTTGATCGCTATCTGCAGTTTGCTCACCAGAATCATCCAATCCTTCACCCTTAGACTGGTTGGTTGGACGTCCTGAAGAAGAGGATGACATAGTATTCGAACTTTGTAGCGGAATCAATTTATCATGAAGACTAAGAGCATCCGACTCCAAGAAAGCAAGACTTTCAACTTCGCATGGCAGCATTCCAATTGACGCACAGTACATTGATATTGTTGGAAATCCGTATCTGGCTGCATCAAGATATTGCTTTGCCATTTCTTGGCGATTGTACGGGCTAATATCGAGAAAAGAAATTCTAAACGATTTTCCAACGGCCTGATTTTGAAAAATCCGATTCAATGCAAGTTCAATGCTCTGTACAATTGAAAATGTAATGGCTTGGTCAGACTTAATTGAGAGCAGCAAAGCAGCACTTGATGCTTTGGTGTTATTGAACAATAGGCTTGAAACGCCTGCCGCTGACCATAGATGGTTTTCAGAATCACTTACTTTATCGGTGTCGTTTGTACCTCCGGCTCTATCAAAACTGATTTTTTCGATGTCCATTGGACTTAAAACAGAGCCGATTTCTTCTGGCATTACCTGATCAAGATTCTGCCAAAATTCAACTGCTTTTTGATAATCCATCAACCAGTTGCCGTCCTTGTCGATTCCCAACTTCATAACAAGCAGAGCATAGTTTTCAAGTTCGGTTTTTGTCAACTTTAGATCTTCATAATCTGAAATATCGTATAAATTGCGTAACACACCTGCAAATGGCGGCATCGCATAATTCAAGATCTCTGTATTGCATTTAATCGCAAAGGAAAATGGAGGCTCTAAATCTTGGTACCGTTGCGTCCGGTCTTTTTGATATGCTGCATATTTTGTGGAGAATTCAGGCGAATAATAGTCAATAAGTGCTTGGTCGGCATCAAAATATGAGAAATCAAAAGTGACGTTACAAACATTATCTGACATCGATGAGATTTTGCAGTAATCGGATGGCAGCTGCTGAAATGTGATTTTGTTTCCGATTTCTCGTGCAGTACAGTAGTAAACATCCTCGCGCAAACATACTGTCAAAATATCTTTACACTGCCGTTTAATATCAAACTTGGAAACATAATCGCTTGCCTTCAGAAATTTTTTTCGCAAATCTCCTTTGGCAGACGATGCGTCAATTCCACAAGGTAAAATGAAATACGACAGATCAGAAAGGCCAACAAAATATTGAATGAGTCTTCGAAAATGCGAGCTTGCGCCGTACATGTAGATTACAGCGTTCCGGAGTTGTTTTTCATTCTTTTGCGGATCTTTTAGATACTCGACAATATTATCTTTTGTATATTTATAAAATGTCTGCGACTTCGGGTTGTTGTTTAAATCGCGCCATATAAGTTTTTCAAGGGCTCTGAAGTTAGTTCGCCATAGCTTATTCATATCCACTGAGAAACTTTTGCTGACCTCAGCAGCAGTATTCTTTCTAGCAGGAGACCTGCCACGTCTCTTGGGCGATGCCGCATTACTCTCGGCCATACAACATCACCCCCTATTTTATTTTGGTCGCCTAAAACAAAATATCCGGATTTGAAATCCAGCTCATGCTTAGGCCTGTTCAGTTTTAGTTCAAGTTGCTTAATTATCCAGTAATTGTAGCTGAGACTCGAATATCTATCTTTTCGGAAACCTGTTTTCTCAAATACACGTACGACATTGTTTTTGGTCTCATACTGTAGATTCACAAGCTCATTTACTAACAAAGATGTGTTAATATAAGGCAGCTTGAATTGAAGTTTGTCTATAAAATCAAGCGAATCATATCCGCGAACTGTATGCAACACTTCGTCGCAATTTTGCTCTTGGATAAGGAGTTTGATTCGTTCTTGGCGCAGACCTTCGCGCAAAGTAATTGCACAGTCTGAGTTGAATTGTGCATTGCCCTTAATACTCCATATTACTTTCGGCGCAGCTGGATCTGGACATCTATCAGCCATTTCGGCACTATTGCAGCAGGAAAGTGGGGAATATGTAACACCTGTCAACGGATCATAAATATCTGAAATTAGCGTGTCATACACACCAAGACCAACACCTGACGTATCGATGCCAATATAATCACATTGGAACTCCTCATAGTACCTGCGTACCATAAGAGCCTGTTCGCTTGTGATACCGCCTTCAAGATTTTCCGTATATACAACGTTTACTAAATACTTGTTGCCACTGGTTGGCAATGCTTGCGTAACGAAAATAGCAGTCGCATCGTTATCGTGTTTTGTGCTTTTCATCAAGGCTATGTCCGCAGTTATAATTCTGATTTCTCCCTTTTTCTTCGCAGGAAGTTGTAGTTTTTTATCTGACAAAAGGCTTGCTACACGTTTGGGATAAAATGGATATGTAAGTTCACGGTTCTGGTTAATATCATCGAACGAGAACAGGGAGCCTTCGCTATCTCCAAGCCATATAGCGCCCATTTCCATTTCAAAACTAAGCTCATTGAAGTCAGACTCGGACATATCGTCCTCTACAGACCGAAGGCTAAGAAGATCTTCCTTAACAGAAAGTTGATAGGGAAAACCGCACGCAAAGTACTGCTTTGTATCATCAAGCATGTTTGCGGAAAATGCTCGAAGCTTGTCATAAGACCAATGGCTTTTATACCACGCGGAACTCATATAAATCTGTTTGTTTTCTTCCTTGGGAAGATTTTTGTATTCGGGCTTGTCAAGAAATTTTGGATGCCGGCGTGCGGTAAGAAATTTTTTCAAAACCTTATCGATCACTTCGCGAGATACAAGCCGAAATTCATCAACGATAATAATATGTGCGCGGTTGCCGCGCGCGCTATCTGCTGCAGTTACAACTTTTATCATCGACGAATTTTTGAATTTGATAAATGCCATCTGTTGGTTGATAACCGAGGTCTCAATCTCGAATCTTAGGTTGCCAGAATCGGGCATTAACAAGTTCGTTATTTTCTCAAGCACTCCAACTGCCTGTGAGCGAGCACCGGAAGCAATACAAATAATTGTGCCAGGATATAGAATGGCACGCACACAACAATAAATCGCTGTAAGATATGTTTTGCCAAGGCCACGAGCAGCGATGAACATAAACGCATCTGAAATGTTCATCATGAAAATCAAAATTTTCTGAAACAACTTTAGGTTCAATCCTAAATAGTCTTTACAGAAACGATGTGGGTTGGCCCTATAATAAGAACACCAAGTCGCCACGCCATTCATGATGCGTTCAGCTTTTTGATTCGCAATTTCCTCCTGAGATAGTCGTTTACTGGCCATCGGCATCACCAGTTAATTTATTGAAGATGTCCTCGTTTACGGCATCATCTGAAAACTCAGGTTTCGTAGCACTGTATTGCTTTAAATATTTTTCGTATTCTTCAGAATATGAATTCTTAATACCAATCATTTTACAGAGATGCCCAAAGAAGAATGTGCCAATATACTTTCGGATATTGTCAACGTCTGCAAATTCAGGATCTGGCTCTGGGATCGGTTTCTCAGTTTCCCATTTTTGAATCAACGTACCAAATGTTTGCTGATCGCTAATGACATCGCCCTTGATTTGATTTGGCTTTATCTTAGCCGCGCCGAGCAAATCCTGAAATAATTTCATAGATGTATCCAGCTTTTTTTGATCGCCGGAAATGTTGGCACGCTGTATATTAAGCTGCGCAATGCAAATTGCTTTAAAGATTTCTTCCTGAGATTTTGTCTGACATTCATGCCGTGCCGTCCAATCATCATACTGATCCTGAAGAAATTTGTACTCATCTTCAGAAAAACCTACGCCAAAGAATTTTACAGTGCGTTGTAAAATTTTTACACCGCTTTCCTTTACCTCTTCTACTGATTCAATTACTTGTCTGGATTCTTCATCAATTGTTGTGTCGTAAGTTTTTCCTCTAAATTGTGAAAGGTTTGCGCGCGATATATATGTATGAACACGGCTTCTGTCTACAGCAATTTTACGTGACGATTCAGCAAGCGCCTTGCTATAATAAATATCAAATTTCATACATATGCGCCGAATTGCATCCTCATCGTTCCCAAGCACAGCACAATAATGTTCGTAAAGCTTATCAATGCATGTTTTACAAACAGGCAAAAAATGATTGTTGCAGGCGTATATCGGACTTTGCGATGCTGGAAAATTGCCAGTTTGTTTTGTGAATGTTTTGCCACATGTAGTGCATCTAGGACTACGGATATCATTTTTTAACGGTGTTATCCTATCGGGAGTGCTGCTTATAACGGCCATGGCAATCACCCCCCATATGTTCAATTGAATTTCTTAATTTAGCTTCACTAATTCAGTTGCGTTCTGGATTAATTTCCCATCCATGTCCAGACATAAAAAAATAAAGCCTTCCTTCTGGGACCGGAAAAGCTTACCATCAGAGTAATTCTGTTTTGATGTTTCACACGCAGCGCCTTGCTCATACATCACGATATCTCCAACATCATAGCTACCAGTATGGTGTGTATGTGCCATAACAAGACAACCGAATTCGTATCCTTCGTCCTTAAAGAATCTACGTGCTTTTTCGCTTGTTGCCATCATGCCGGATGAATAGGCAAGTGGGTGGCAAAAGATCACATCGCCAATCACAGAGTACCAGGCATCGTTGTACACGATCTCAACCGATCCATCGAATACGTCACGTAATGCATCATAATGCACTTTGGTATGCAGTTCTTTGTTGTAATGGTTAAAACCATCAATTAAAATAAGCTCGAGAGCTGTCTTGGGCATCAGCTCAAGAATGTCTGAATCAAGATTTTTGGCCAGATAATTTTGAAATCGAAGATCGTGATTGCCATAATTTACAACGACCTTGCGCGGCTCAATACGTTCTATCAATTCGATAATATATTCGCGAGCAATCAAGATTTCTTCCATTGGACTTTTACGATATACCTTGGGGAATCTCGATAGTGCCTGGCAATCAATTATGTCACCATTTAACTGAAGAATGTCCACGCGGCCAGCATATTTATCAAATACAGAAGTTGGTTTATGAAATGGAATGTGCAAGTCCGATATGGAAAGAATGCGCGTGTTGATGTTTTTTACACGATGGTCACGCTCAAACAGCATGCCGGCATAGAACGCTTTATACTTTTTTCGATATGCGCATTCACCAAGGCATTCACCGCTTGCAGCATTTAAATAGTCTGCGGCCTCGATCCATGTGATCTCGTGTCTTCTTGCCGCATCACCAATACGCACGAAATATTCATCAAAACTTTCGTGTTCGTAGCGTCGATTGTTGTACATTGGATTCACCATTAGCCAAGTTGGTCTGTAAATGCGATGCTAAGCTTGACTTCCTTACCATTGAACTCATCTGCGAGTTCAGCCAAACTTACCGGTTCAGAAAGACCTTCAACCTCAAAAAGTACGTCGTGCTCCTTGTCGAGAGAATCAAGATCAATAGTGCCGGTGATATCAAGTCCGAATTTTTTATTTACTTTACTTGCCAATTTGACTACCTTACCTTTTCTGTTTGTGTAACATTAAGCCCACGGTATTTTTTTAGTGCGTTCGTGACAGCACTAATTTCAGTGCACAAGAAATGATTCTTAGTGCGACGCACCATTCTTTCAATGTGTAAATCACCAGTGTACATATCGCGAACTTTCTTTGGCGGAAATAGTTTGGCCAGATATAGAGCCTCGTCTTTGTTGATTGAAATCAAATATCTTCTTCCTTTGTTATTATTTTCGGCCTTTGGAAAAAACCGAAGTGATGTGTAAGAACACAATTATCGTATCCCTACCATATTAAGTCGTTATAGAAATGCCAACAAACCTTGCTGCAATGCGGGTTTATAAAAACCTATGCATAAAAAAATGGCCTAAAATTGTAAAAAAATGAGGCCCGGAAAACTCCGAGCCTCACGATCAGTATACTTTTGAATATCGCAAGCCATATATTTCAATTGAGCCGGATTTGTTTGGCATCAGTTCTTTAACGGGTTCACTACTCTTACGGATTGCCCTAAAGAATGATTTGTTGGGGACCCCGAACAAAATCGAAAACATAGTATAGGAAATATCTCTGTATGCTTTCTCGTCCAACAATTTAAGTAAATAATAAACGGTTGAATAATTTAATTTTATCTCAGCAATGTAATCAATACACTTCTGCCGAGCCTCATCAACTCGTTTCTTGGTAATCGTGTATTCTTCATCTGTAGTTGACAAAGAACTGTTTTCGCTACATTGACAGTGCTCCATATAAGCAGCCCATATAGAAGAGATATCGCTTTTGGTTTCACGTACCAATCGAATAATTCTATTAACCTGATTCCAATTTATCATTCTTGGTATGTACTGGTAATCATTCAGAATATACGAAAATGGCATTAGTAAATCAGCGCTTCTAAACCGCTTGCAGTGTGTAGCGATAACTGCCTGCAGATAATCCATCGCAGTGTTATGCCTTTGATAGTTCTTCTTTTGTGGATTGTAGTATCCTTTTTGACGAGAAATGTGACCGAAAAAGTTTGGCTTGATCAAGCGTCCATTGTCATCGCGTCGGTTATACTTTTCTTTGAGATATTTCAACTCAAGCGTATTATCAACAACAAATTCTTTTTTTGCGCGATCAATCTCGATACCGCTCATTACATCAAGTTGTGCGACATCACAATATAGCGGAAGAATTTCATCAAACGCAGTGCCAGAGTTCAGCATGTCCCAGATCAATGTATTTATCTCCTGCGACAAATTAATTATTTCGCCAATCTTATTAACCGCAGTTTTAACATCCAAATCTGCTTTTTCGGAATTAGTATATTGACGCTTGGTTTTCTTAGACGATATCAGGCTAGTTGGGACAAGAAATTTATTGTAATTTCTTCTTGCCGCTTCTATCAGAACTTTATCATCAGTGACAAGCATAGTATCACTATCGAAATCCGACCCATTCAGTTTTGATAGAATGTTTTCATTAATTGAGTTTATGGCAATTACTTCGTCAGACAGGTTGAAATATTTATAAATTTCTTCATTGCGAACATTTTTGGTGAGCAATATGTTTCCCATTGTAACATGCGGACTGCGAGACCCAAGCAGCTCTTGCCCATCGCAAAAGCGCGTTGAACAAACATTCCCAATCCCAAGCATACTTTCTCCGTTCCAACTTCCGATAGCATTATAAAGCATTTCAAGAGGATTACCCAGCAATGTGGAATAATTTCCGTTTACAAGAACGTGCCCACATTTTAAATTCTTCACAAAAGACCTTACCAAATCTCTTCTGAACTCTGAATATAATTTTGTTTCACAAAAACGTTCGTTTAAACCGAGCAGTTTGTAAACGATATCGTTTTTGCTTTCCAAAGCTGTCATAGGCAGGTGCCAGTCATCTTTACTTGGGTACCTGATATGATTTCTAATCACTGCAGGTTCTGTGTTTAAAAGATGGATATAATCAATTGATGGCTTTAGAAATTCCTCCATTTCTTCGTATGTGAGCTGGAGAGAGTTGATCAATTGATAATGTGTTTGTACCAAACGTCCATCAAAATAGTGCGTTGGCTTTTCATGCTTAACAATTCCGAAAATCGGGTCCAGATTATCGAGCCATTGTTGAAGAGAACCGAACTTCAAGTATTTAATACTGCTAGGTGTAGTAATCAATTTGATGTCTTCGATCCGTTTGGCAATTGTATATCCGTTCAATTGACTGACAGACGTAATTCCTTTTTGGCGGAAGAACCACTGGATGTTTGTATTAAAACAGGCGCTCTTAAAGAAGCGGTTGCGCAAAAGCAACATACCATAGCGATCATATCCGGTAAAAAGTTCTGAATCGAGCAATGATTGCCCATCCCAAATTGAATTCTTAATTTCGACTTGTTCCGGTTTCGAGATCAATCGTCCGTTATCATCGATTCGTGTCGCTATGACATCATCCGAGAACACACTTTCAAAATCATTGATTACAAGGATATTTTCAGGGTTGATTTCTATTGTGTCGATAATGCTGCTTGTGGTAAGTGCAATGTATGCCTCCCAAGCGGCCAGGTCAATTTCCTGTCCATCTTTAATTTTGATTCCACAGTGTGCCCATTTATCCATCCCTCTGTAAAGCTTTTCGTCAATAAACAGACATTTGCCAACACGGCTCGATCCGGATGACCTTTTAAAGCGCACATAATGAATCCCATCGCAGTAGAAGCCGTTTTCATAAAGATCCTTGCGCAAGGCTGCAACGCCAACCTCTGTTTTTACATTTTGTTTTACATGATATTGGCCGTCACAAAACCAGAAATAATTGCCGAGCAAATCATCGCAAATTGGTTCATCAACATCGGCGTCGATTTGTATAGCAACAAGCTCTCCATTACGTACATCTGCGCAATCTGTTAAGGCTATTTCATGCGGACTCCAGCCGTTCTTTATGTATAGGCCTTTTCGGATTCGATTATAGGCTTTTACGGAATATTTAAACGTGACGTTGATAACATACTGCGTATACTCTTTATCGCCGACATTCCAACCAAAATTGATTCTGCGATAAACTTTTTCATAAATCTCGCGAAGTTTAATAAGATCAAGAGAGTAATCAAGAGTATTAACGAACTTTCTTGTGGAAATTGTACCGTTCGTTCCTCTAATGCGATATCCTGTTTTGTCAGGAGTATTCAAGTAATGATTGCTTAAATAAATGTCTTTCGCGTCTATACCAAGAATGTACACTCCATTGAATTTTTCTTTGCTTATTTCTGTGACCTCCAATCAATAATTTCGATCGTTAATAGCACAAAATCTCGCTATCACTAAAACCGTGTACAAATACAATACGCACACAACAAGTCCCTTGATCAAAACCTCACCACCTGTCTGTGCTGCACATTATACAGTATTAACACTGCGTATCATGTCGATACACTTCGCCAATGAATCCACAGCGTAATCAACTTCTTCAAAAGTGTTTTGATGGCCAAAGCTAAAGCGGATGGTGGAGCGGGCATCTGTGTCGGATAATCCAATTGCGGAAAGGACATGAGAAATGTTAACCGACTTTGAATCGCATGCGCTGCCAGTAGAGACACATATCCCAAAAGAATCAAGCAGAAGCAATAAGGATTCCGCCTCGACTTCAGGGAAACGCATACTTAAAATGCCTGTATTGTTTGAAAATGGATCATCCAACGTTGTGGCAAATCGAATATTGTTTTTTGTGCACGCATCAACGAATCTGTGCTTCAAAGAGTCTGTGTGTGCCATACGTTCGTCCATAAATCGAACGGCTTCGTCCAAAGCAACAGCCATCCCAACAGCTCCTGCAACATTCTCAGTTCCAGCTCGCATCTTTCGTTCCTGTCCGCCTCCACAAATCATGGGATACATTGGCACTCCATTACGGACGTACAGCGCACCAATACCGCGCGGGCCATTGAATTTGTGAGCGCTCATTGAGAGCATATCTACCCCAAGCTTCTTTACATCCACTTGGATGTGCCCAACCGCCTGAACTGCGTCCGTGTGGTAAATTAGACCGCATCCATTAAAGGATTTAAAAAGTTTACGAAGATCTTGAACGGTACCAATCTCGTTGTTTACAAACATAAAAGAGCACATTACAGGCTTGTTTTGCAAGACTAGCGATCGCGTTGCGGATTCATTTGGTGGAACAATATATCCGTGGCGATCTGTCATTAATTTAAGCGCTTTTACATCTCGTTCAAGTCGATTATGCGCCGCATTTAAAATAGCGTGATGCTCAATGCCGCTTGTGATTATATCGCCATGAGTACCGATCATATCGATCGCCCAGTTATCTGCCTCGGTGCCGCCGCTCGTAAAAAAGATTTCATCAGGTTCTGCATTTATGGTGCGAGCTATCATTGCACGTGCACACTCAAGTGCTTCTTTGGCCTTGCGCCCGGCGCTATACAATGATGACGGATTTCCATATTCACTTGTAAGCCACGGTTTCATTGCGCTGAGCGCTGTAGGGGAGAGGGGAGTCGTTGCGGCGTTGTCAAAATATATGAGTGAATTTTTATACAACCTTACGAACCTCCGTGTCCTTCATGCGCCTACAAGCTGCCATGCGCTCAGCAGCTGCGCGGCGTTGTTCATCCGTCAGCGCGGGTCTGTTTCTTACTGCCTTACCAATGGTAAGTGCGCGTCGAGGGGCGCGAAAGCGCATCCCAACAACGGAGTCAGTACCAGTTAGGCAAGTAACGTCTACGATCTCCCAACCCTGTTTCTTAAACTTTGTCATGTCTTTTCTGATTGTGGTGTCAGCGAACCATGTTTCACGGGAATCAATGTACAAATGAGTCTCCTGTTCTTCTACGCTGGGCTTTGAATTCGTGTAAAGTGTCATGTATATGTGTTTCCTCCTAAAATTTAAGTGAATTTTTACCTTTGAAGCAATAAGTAAGGATTTTATGCCTTCCGCTATAAAACGCCGTGCAACAGCCATAGAATCGACGCCAGAGCATGCGCGGCGCGGAACAACCAGTCAAGAGAGGCTCACGCCGGCTGCGGAGTACCCCAAACCTTGTCATCGTCATCATCCCAAGGGTCGTCTTCATCATTGGTGCTGGTATTTGGTTTACTATTATCCTTGGCAGCGTTGTCCTTAGAGCCCTTTCTGAGTTTTCTTTTTTCCTTTCTGGAATCCAGTTGCTCCAGTTTGTATTTAAGCTCCTGTTCTTGTCCAAACCGTGCATAGATGTTAGGAATTTTAAAAAATTGATCTCCAAAACGAGTAGCGGTATTGGAGTGGTAGACGCATAGAAGCTGATTTTCCTCAAGGAGAGACATCAATTTGATGGCAGTCATTTTGGATACACCGCATTGTTCTGCAATTTCTTCGTAGGTGACATCATAGGCTTCTGGAAAGATAGAGGGGTCATCATCAGGGCTTCGCTTGAAAATTTGCGAAGCAATAAAAGCAAATGCCCAAAGGAGTAATGGCTTGCTGGGATAATCAATCCTCATGATTTTTTCGAATTCAGAAAAGAAAATTCTGCCAAACTTTTTACCATTAAATGTCTCCTTTTCTTCTACGCAGATAAGGCTATCGAAGCGTTTTCGATATAGTATGACTTCAAATTTGTATCCGGAAAATGAAGAACCCAAGAAGTGCCTGAAATGCTTTCTTACAATTGCCGGACTATCATTAGAGATTATAGACAAACCAAGTGATTTGCATAGATCCTCATGGGAAAAAGCATAGTATGGAGCATTAGCATATTTGAAATATTTTATCGTCATAAGAATCGCCAAGTTGTTCTTTAGCGTTTTTAAATCTTCTTTTGTTGTTGAAATACTGCTATACCGGTGTAATCCTTTCTCGAAAAGCTCGGTGTCGATTTTTACAAAATTATCCAAATTTGTAGTTCCTCCAAATAATAAAATAACGGTGATTTCTTCCGCTTTTTTATAATCAAAAAGCTCAAATTGCTATACTCCAAAAAAGGATACGTTTTTTCCTGTTTCGTCTCAAAAAAACCACGAAACTCAAAAGGGAGATTTTCTCTGTTTTTTTAGACTATAGCGCGGTACTAAAAAGATGGGAAAAATTTCGGTTGAGTTAGGCGATACAGAAGAATAAGAACTCTTTATAAGAATAAGAACTGAAAACCCTAACCGGTTTTTCTCATATTTAATATAAATATTAAATATTCGAAAAACCGGTCTCCCAATATCGCGAAAAAGAGAAAATGGAAAACGGACGAAAATCGAAGCAGGGAAATGAAGCGGAAAACAATCTGAAAACAATCATGCGATAGGAGCATTCGATAGGACTGCGGTAATACGATCAGAGCAATCAATCAGTTAGTAGGTCCCTATGGTAAGGGGAGACACCTATCGTTCATTCGCTGCGCTCATTCACTCACGGTTTCTCCCCTTACAACCCCTCTTCCCTAGGCGGCCTTCGCTTCGCTCGGCCGCGGGCGGCTGACGCCGCCCTTGAATCGTGTGCACAACAATCGTGCGAGAATACATGTAACAGTGGCGGAGCCAACAGTTTAATTAACAAACAGGTTCACATAGTTATTGAGCAGTGTATCAAACAATGGTTGCAATTCTTCGAATGCGTCTACCGCATCAATGCCATTCAGCCTTTTGTCTCCGGGATGATGCTGTGCGTAGATATCAGCATACGTATTCAGGTCCTTTCCGTATGTATCTCTCATGGAGTTGTATATGTTGGCGAATATTTGTTTGTTGTCAGTACAATTGATTTCTTCAGCAAGTGCTTTAACGCGCCTATATACGGTAGTTTTCCACGGAGACGAGTGATATGTACACACAGCGCCTACAATTCGCTGTAGCGATGACGATTGATGTTTCAATTCGGCCTTTAATTCTGAGATGCTGTTCATCATTGCTGTGAGCTGTGCCTGTAAGGCTAATGCCTGTACAGGCTGTGTGGCAACCAACTGCATTTCCCCGCGCCGTAAGGATTTCAGGATTTGCCGGATATGGCGACGAAATTCCTGTGCCTTTGGTTTGCGCGATAACATACATACTTCGTAGATGCCATCTTCGCTGAATACGCGGGTGTCACGCATTACCAGAGAATTGTGAGGAGGTGTCAGAGTGTCATCCCATTGAGAACTCCATATAGGAATCAGCTCAATACGTGAAAATTCTTCATTCCTCAGATTTTGATGACGATTGAGAAATCTTTTGAAATTGGCTTTTGATTCATATTCCAAACAATTTGAAAGTTGCAATGCAGTCATAAAGATTTCGTGTTCTTCGTTCTCATAGAGATCTACAGGTGAATCATAAAAAATATCGGTATGTGCAAGTGTAAAGCTGCTTGTCATTTAGTTGTCTCCCAAATAAATTTGATGTATCATTGCTTTGCCATTACGACGTAAATCGGAAAAGAGAGGATACTCCGTTTCAGCGTACCCTTACAGTGCTTGGCAACAGCCTCGTTCGGTCTGGCATATCCCAGTGCTTTGGCTACATCCGATCCGCAGAACAATATCTTGCCATCGCTTTCTACGGTACGAATGCTGCCGAATGTGTGGTTTGTAAAAATCTGCATAGCTGTTTGCTTCATTTTCTGGTTACCTCCCTAGAGCTAAAAATTTGAGGGCGAATACAATTTGAAAAACTTCATGCGTCACCCAACGTTTAAATGTCTTTGCTTCCGGTTTATCCGAACGTAGGATAACAGAATATAGACCTGGTTCGTTAACGATGGTTATTTCTTGGTATCCACCAGGGGTGTAACTCAGAGTTATATCCCTTTCATCCTCGTCCAGACGCTGTGCAACCTTAGCAGGATTGCTTAGACTAAGCGCCCGGCATACATCCCTCAATACCCACCATACTTCGTTTCCGTGTTGGATCGTACGGACCTCATTCCCTTGGTACTCAAAAATCTGCATAGCTGTTTGTGTTTGATTCATTTTCTGTTTGATGTCCTTTCTGCCCATCAGGGCCTTTGACAAATACTTCTTTGCGAATATTGGCTGATAATTGGAAATGGGAAATAATGGTAAAATATCAATCCTCTCTTGAGAAATTCAAATGGGATTTATGCTGAGAAGCAAGAGTCAACAATCGTTCAACTTGCGGCATGATGCTTGGGTTTTCGTAGAAGCGGGACAGCTCATTGCGAACGGCGTCAGAAGTGGGGATATCCCAACCAGCATATTGCTTTGTCAGGCTGTTGTCGTAATGGCATGTGCTGACACGAATGATATCGAGTGTATGGGGATCGATAAAAACGATTCCTTCAAGCCGAAGCTTCGAAATAACAGGCGCTGCGTAGTGGGCAAATGTTTTTCTCATAGTGTGCGTGGTAAAGGCCGTACGGATGTTTAGCGCTGCTTTTACTCTGGCAAAGTCACGATTTACTGTGCCTTCCTCAATAGCCTCTGTCTTGCTTTTCTGTCCTATAAACAGAGGCTCGTCCATCGAGAAGCCTTTGCGGCACTTGGAAAGATACAGAGAAATAGCGTCTGTAGCCATCTTTGTGAGAATTGGGCCAAACATTTTTTTTACCTTGCGTTCGTGGAGAATAATGCGTTCCTTGAAGGTATCCGGAGTGTCCATGATGTCCCTAATGAACAAAGGCGTGTAATCATCATCTGGATCACTTGCCTTCCCTTTCTTGCCCTTGCGCACCAACGCACTGATGCGACAGCCTGTAGTGATGCCGAGACACCAGATGGCATTGAGCCGGTATGCCCATGGCTTATTGACAGAGATAAGATACTCGGAGATCTGCTTGATGAGATATGGGTCATAGATCGGGTCTGCAGACTTCTTTGAGGAAGTGGATGAAGCTGCGGGCTTTGCTGTGCGCGGCTTGCGTTCAAAAGAGTGGGCGTTCATCAAACGATTCTGGAATAAAGAACTGGCATCGATCAGGATACATTTTTCAGCATTATTTTTTAGACTTACTGTGTTATCAGGCATTGTTCAACCTCCCTTGATGCCCTAAGTATACTCGGAGCCAAATAAAAAGTCAATACTTTCTGTGAAAGTTTTTTGAAGAAAATCGAAAAACATGGCCAAGTACACCTAAATTCCTAGTAAATTCATATATTTTTTTGGAACGATGGGGTAGAAGTAGTAAAAGATGTCGCTGGAAGGCAATGTGTTTCAAAACACTGTAAATTTCAATAAAAAATAGTGGTAGTTGAGAGTGGCTTGAAAATGCTTTTGGAGAGCTGTGGAGCGTGGGGGTGCAATGGTGCTGCGTGCACCATCCGATCCGGTGTCCAGATGATGGGGAAGAGAGCGAAGTGAAGCGGAGTTATGGGTGAGGCTATAAAAAAATTTAGACTTGGCGTTACCGTGGCCAAGTATATGGAGATTTTATTGAAGTTTCTATATGTTTTGTGGCCTGTTTGGATGATGCGGTAAAAGTTGTCGATGGAAGTGATAACTCTTAAAACGTAATAAATTTCTTAGGATTTGAGTGGTACTTGAAACAGAGCTGGGAACTGTTGTGAGTTGTGGTGTGTAGCGCAGCGTAGATATTGGGGGCAATAAAAAAATCCGGGCGGATCAGAAATATCTGAGTCCACTCGGATTTTTCGTTATAGAAAAGTGTCTAGGTTTGAAGTTTGTATAGGTTTTTGAGTATCATACCCAAGTATACCTTGATTTGTTGGAAATTTATTTGTTTTTGAAGACTGATGGAGTTAAGCCGATAAAGTTGTTGCTTAAACAATTAGTATTTATTTTGCTGATTATAATCAATGAAATTTGTGGTAAGTTGAATTGCACGATTTACTTTTTCCCAGAGGTCTCCTCAGGTTGCGGGAAGCTGCCAAACAGTTGCTCCTGACGAAAGCGGTAAGTCGGCTCTTGCCATGAGTCGATTTGATAGCTGTTTGTCATGAGTGTTACAGCGTTTCCATACTCCTGCGTGATGAAGCCGTATTTCCTGCAAAGATTTATAACCTCGTCCCAGTGCGCATCGCGGTTAGAAATGATCTGCAGCTCTTCCTGTGTCACTTGAAAGACCTCCTTCGAAAAATGTAATTGCTTATGGACAATGATAAAGGATTGCTTTACAAACTAAAAAATGCTTATGTACAAAAAAAGGGAAGCTCTTGCTTCCCTTTTTCTTAAAAGTTGAAGTTATTTCGCATTATCTACGAGAACAACTTCCGTATTGCCAGCTTTGGCCTGCTTCTCAACAGCTGCCATCAGCGCTTTCACGGACTCGCGGGAAGAAGTTGCGCCAGCCACAGCCGCCAGAGCTAAAGCAAGCAGGTTTCTTCATGGGGAATTACTCCTAATTCAACCGCAAAACTTCGTTTGTGAAAGTCTTATCATGGCTAGAATATCACTATCTGCACTGTAAGTCAACAGCAAAATAGTTATCATTACCAGATTACTCTTTGGACGTCATAAAGTTTGCAAAGATAGCGCCGGAAATATTATGCCATACGCTGAATACAGCGCCAGGGATAGTAGCCAGCGGATACTGTGCAAAATGGGTGGCCGCCAGAGAGGTTGCAAGACCAGAGTTCTGCATACCGACTTCGATGGCAACTGCCTTGCATTTACTCATGTCAAGCTTCAGAACCTTGCCCACAGCGAAGCCCAGCGCATAACCGAGACAGTTGTGAAGAACAACTACCAGCATGATAAGAAAACCACAGGTCATGATTTTGGAAGAGTTGGCAGATACAACAGCGGCTACGATGGCCACGATGGCAGTGACGGAAACAAGGGGCAGAACCTTTGTAACCTTCTCGGTAAAGCTGGAGAACAGCTTATTGATGATGCAGCCCAGTACGATGGGAACAATCACAACCTTTACGATGGATAAGAACATACTCAGAAGATCTACATCTACCGTCTGTCCAGCATACAGTTTAGTTAGAAGCGGAGTCAGGAACGGTGCAAGAATGGTGGAGACGCCGGTCATGCCAACAGACAGGGCCACATCGCCTTTTGCAAGATAAGTCATAACATTGGAGGAAGTACCACCGGGGCATGTGCCCACCAGAATAACGCCTACGGCCAGCTCTGGCGGAAGTTGGAAAAGCTTTGTCAGAACAAAGGCAAGCAGCGGCATGATGGTGAACTGTGCAACAGCGCCGATAATGATATCCTTGGGACGGCTGAATACAACCTTAAAATCGCTGGCTTTCAGGGTAAGCCCCATACCGAACATTACGATGCCCAGAAGTGTGTTGACGTAGCTTGTCTTAATGAAACTTACAGACTGTGGCACGAACAGGGCAAGTGCAGCCACGGCTAGGACAAGGATTGCCATGTACTTTCCTACAAAATCACTTATTTTCTCCAAAACTCTCATTTGTTTTTCCTCCTCATTTTGAAGTGATGAATCTTTCAGCCAATGCGCTGTTCCCTCAGAATACAAAAAAACCTTCATCTCTAAAATTAGAGACAAAGGTTTCAACTCTGCGGTACCACTCTATTTGCCGTCCGAAAACGGCCGCTCAATTATCATCCGTCAATGATAAACATGATAACGTATGTTACACGTTCCGGCTTACGCAAGCGTAGGGCGCGCTCTTCACCCGGACTGTTCTAAGGGGATTTTCGCGGAAGTTCCGTTGCCGTGTCCCATCAACCCACGGCTCTCTGTAAGCTTTCCTCTCGCTACTTTTCCTTATCAACACATTTGACTGTTTGATTTTTTGCTATCATACCACTCTGCTTTCCGAATGTCAATAGCTTTTTATTATCGAAAGAAAAAGAGGAACAAAGTCCACCCAAGAGCCAAAGTGAATGTTCAAAAATTCAAGTATAATAATTGTGTTCACAAAAGGTTCTGATTATTGAAGCAAATTTACAAATCTTCCAACTGCTCTTTATAATGGACGACAGTAGATCAAACGAGAAGATATCCTGCAAAAACGGAATCCCTTGTGATGGGGGGATGAGGGATAGCACATGATATAAAATGATACGGATTGATTTAAGGGAATACCGTTCATGCCAATAGAGAAAGAAATGAGACTTTAATGAGTTGGCATAATGGCAGCTTGTACTTTTCAGTTTTAGATATGAAAACAATATATTGGCTTTTAGAACAGCAGACCATGCTTGGCCTGCTGTTTTTTATGCTTATATATCGGAATTTTATGCTGGACCCCGTGGATGAATGTTATTTTTGTCTGAAATGACACGATTTTAGAGGATTTTCGGATATGGAAATAATACCGAAAATGGGAGGGAAATAAGAGGGAAAAATGGCTTTGGGATGCGGTTTTGTGAGAATGAGAGGGGAGAGAAGTGAAGGGATTGAAGGGAAAAATTTTGAGATTTGATTTGAACTTTTTAGCGCTTTTTTGCGATATTCGGGGAAAACGTAGTGTTTTCAACGGTTTTTGAGGCTTTTTGAAAGGATTTTAGCGTGATTAATGTGAATTTTGAGAGGAATGGAAATGGGGAAAATGGCTTAGATCAAGGGTTTTGCCGAAGCGAGTCCCGAATAAAAATGGGGGAAATAGTGGGAAATTATGGAAAATAATCTGGGGTGTGGGAGAGAGGTACTTAATGGTTTTTGCGTGATTTTTTATACCTGAAAAATGTAAATATCCCCCCCCATAAATGCCCATAAATGGCTTTACTAAGCCAAAAGCCGCATAACGGTAATTTTGCGGCTTTTTTTGCCTGTATCTGATGATGAATAAAATATTATCTAGTATTTAAAACCATATGCCGCGATTGCGCGCGGCGCGCGGGAGGCCATTTTGCAAAGCATACTTTGCATTTTGCTATTTACTACTACACTTGTAGTAGATACACGCCGATTATACCGCATTTTGCGGTAAAAACACACCATATGCGCGCGCGTTCATCTAACGCCACACATACACACGTATACGCATATACGCGCGTATTAGTACGCGCATACGCGCACGCGCGAATAAGGTATAGGGTAAATTGGCTTGTTTTTTACAATGTATTATGCCTGTTTTCGCCTATATATTGTTTATATTGCGCATGTTGGGAATACCAATTGACATTGGTAATACCAACGTTTAAAATAGGCATTGTCAAGAGGGACACGGCCCACGGACAGCGCCACGCATGAGAGGTCACGCGGGACAGCTGCACGGGCCCCACGCCTTGCGACACATACCCACGACACGCGGAGCGCGTTATATTCAAACATAGGTTGCGGGAAAAAGCAATCTTTAGACGGTGCTTTCCATACCGTCAAAAGTCGTTTCCAATATCGCGCCGGGACGGTGCAAGGGAATTTCAGAAACTTGAAAAATCAATAGTGCAATGCCACTATATGACACATGTGTCATTATAGGCGAGGAAACTTGTTTACAAGGGACCGCAAGGCATAGGGATAAAGGAGATTGCGACGCCCGCGCACATTGTATAGCTTGCAACGTGGATTGTTCCCATAGTTTGCAAGAAAAAGCGGTTAAATGTCCGTAAAGTCCATAGGGAAAGTGTGGCCTGATGTGAACGGATGTAAAACCGTAGTAAAGTAGCAAGCAAGCGCTATTTATAGGCGCTGTCCAACGGTACGAACTGAAACAAAAGAGTATTGGACGAAAAGTATAAACGCACTTTGCGAAACGCAAGTAAAACACATGGTACTACTTGTGGCAAGTGTGGCGGGAATGCCTGCGGAGACTGTAAGCAAGTAGCGGTCATTCCTGCGGAAAAACTACATAATTCAATGTGTTTAACATTGATAACGAAAGCACAAGAGAAAGCAAAACGCGGTAAAACGTATACTTACGTGTAAGGCTATTGCAGCCAAAGTGCCGAAGTAGTTGCAAGTATCTTGTGCTTTTTTATGAGTGCTAAACACTCTTGTACGCAAGCCCAGCTTACCACTGGGCTTTATTTTTTACAATTTGAAAGGGGCTTTTACCATGGAAAACAAAAAGAATATCATCGCTATTATCGAGAACATCCGCGCTGCAAAAGAGCTTTCCAACGAAGAAAAAGCACAATTTGATGCTCTTACTCTGCAAGATTGGGCAGATCTGCTGAATGCAGGAGAAAAAGTCACGGATTTGGCAGATAATGCCGCAAAAGAAGAAACTAGACGAATCAAAACCGCAAAGTGCGCAGAATTTCTCACAATGGACCGGGAAGCGATGTTTACAGCATTCATTGATGACCCGTTCTATATGACAAAACGAATCGTATTGGATAAAAAGACAAGCGCATATAAAGTTGCTGACGTAAAGAAGCAGCTCAATTTCTATGACCTGAACCGTGCTTTTCAGCTTAAAAACTCGAAAGAATTAGATGCAAACGGCAATCCGATTTTAAACAAAGCTGTGACTATTGCAAATGACAGCAAATTTGACCTGTACCTCAGAATGTTCCTGGATAACATTGCGCAATCTATCGCAGATGATATCAAAATCGTAAGTCCTGCGCTTACTGATCTGCAAGCACAGAAAAAAGCAGAATATGGCATGGAGGGTATTGGCCTTGCGAAAATGGAAGAACAGTTGCGCAAGGTTTGTGCCGCAATCTGTCCGGAGAGTGTGCTTCCGAAAATGCTGAAAGAGGATGTCAAATTTATCAAAATCAGTGCCGCAAATGTCAAGTATGACGCGATCCAAGTCTTTAACGAAAAACCATGATGAATGCAATTTTTTCGGCAATCAAAACGCGCAAAGAGGGTGGAAAGTATAAGATGACCTCGAAAGCGGCTTGCCATCGAGCAAAGAAAGAGGGCTAAAACGAATCCGGGGCGGCAAAAGCCGCCCTAGCTAATGCAGCCAATGGCGGTCACAAGCCCGCATGAAAAATGCAGAGTGGCAACAAAAAAGCCTGTGCATCTACACAGGCGAAAGGGGGCGCAATGATTGCCTTTCCCAATGGGGGAATATTGGTATGTAAGGTGTGGCACCAAACTAATAAAGTTTGAAAGCTGGCAAGCTGCCATAGAATACATAAGCCAATAAGCAAAAAGTGCTGGGCGACACTATAAACCGCCTGCCCCTTTGCGGATAAGTATATCACATGAGCAAGAAAAAGTGCAATACAATTGAATTGAAAAAGCCAGGAAATTTTGGTATACTATCATCACTGGATGGTGATAGTATGGCTATGTCGAGAGAAGAAGCAGAAAAAAAGAGAGAGCAACTAAAAAGGCGATATAATTTAATTCTTACAACACAAGAGGGCGAATTGTTTGATGATCTGCTTTTAGAATACCAATGTAAATCTGCTTCGGATTTTATAAAGAAAATCATTAAAAAGGAATTTAAAATAAGTAAGTGATAGTATGGCTGAAAGAAATTATAGTAAGGAATACGCAAGGGAAAAAGAGCAAAGAAAACTTGTTGGAGCCAATCTACCTATTTCAATAGCCAAGGAATTTGATGAATGTTGTAAGAAAAACGGTGTGAGTCGTTATTCAGTTTTAAAACAGTTTATCATTGATTATATTGAGAAAAATAAATAAAGATTTGTAACTGCATTACACTATATTGAGTGTTGCACCCGGTTGTAAGTTAGCAATTCAATCAGTTGATCCGTTACCTCATGGCAAGGCAGTTTGTTTTTTGCGGTTACTGTATTTCAAGATATGCAACCTCATTTTTGTGCATTTGAATTATCTCCCAAACTAATTGTGCCTGATTTTCGGTAAGAAAAAATCGGACAAGTTTTCTTTCTCTTGTTGAAGGCGTATCCTGCGTTACAAGTTGGACTTTTTTTGCTGGGAACATAATGCAAACAACTAAAACATATACATGTAAAATTGTTTTTAATAGATATCTTTTTTGCTCTTTGAATGTTTTCGGATAATAATCTTTAGAATGAGTTTTATGATTCGACAATGTAATTGTTTTGGTGGGAATTAAAGAAGTGCTTCTCGAATTCTGACTGCTTATAGAATTATTTTTATAGTGTCCGTCATTTGTTCTAGGGGGCTGAGAAATGATTGTATCACGCACATGTTTTTCGCAAAGCTTGGAATTATCTGTAAAACAAACACAAGTCTTTTTATTCAATGCGCAACAACTATTTTCTTTGATATAATATAAGCATCCTTTTGCATAATCTTCAATAGAATATGTTTTGCATTTTGATTGGCCAATAGGATGAGAATATTCACGATTTTTTTCTGTAAACAGCTGCCAATCGTAAACAAAGCTCATACCGTGTCCGTCTCCCTTACTCATTTCAATCACCTCGCTACCATTTTACCATAAAACAGAATTATCTTATATAAGCGTTTTGTATAAATAACAATTTGTTTTTTACACCACCTTGACCGCAAACTCTGTCTTGCGGTTTCTTTAATGATGTTGCAATAGTTCCTCTTTACGGCACAAAAGAATTGCCGCAAACGTCGCATTCTGAATGTTTGACAACGCATAGATGCAAGGTGTCAAAAGGATATAACACAAGCAATATGCATTGTAAAAGTCCGGAGTATCTTTTGCATAGCTACAAATTGTATGGTACAAAAAGTATTTATGAAAATCACTCTGGGCTTGAAAAATGGGAAATGGATTATTTAGATGGGGCAATTATTTAATGTTGCAATTGACCTCATTGCATGAAATGAATATAATATATATAGAAACATAGACTGTCACAAGCTCACGCATTGATTGTTTTAGTGTTTTAGAAATCGTCACTACGTACTAAAAGTGTAAAAAAGAGGCGAATAATATGATTTATCCATTTATGACACTTTCAGATAACACAGAAATCACATTTGGAAAGCCAATTGAAAATGACACGGGAGAACATGTAGATGTATTTATTGAGACACCAGTGAGCACGGGGTTCAAGAATGCATATTGCCGTTTGCCTGAATATGCGTGGAGAAATGTTGATGGATATAGTGACGCTGAAATTCAGTATTTTCAGGAACTCCTTGAAAGTACGGCACATTTGATCATTCGGTTCTCGAAGCAAGGAGGAATGGGCTGTGCCGCAAATATTTAGAGTTGGGGCATATCTTGTGTATTTTTGGTCAAATGAAAATTATCCATTAGAACCAGTACACGTTCATATCACACAGGGGACTCCATCCGGAAATGCAACAAAAGTTTGGATTACACGACAAGGAAAATGTTTGCTAGCCCATAATAATTCTAAAATTCCGGAACGAATGCTTTCCGATATCATGGATGTCATCGAAGCCAGATCGTTTGAAATCGTTAGAAAGTGGCAAGATCATCACGGAGAAATAAGATTTTATTGTTGATTATGGTGGGCGACAACATGAAACGAGAATACGATTTTTCAAATGCAAGGAAAAACCCATATAGCAAACAGCTAAAACGACAAATCACAATAAACATTGATGCGGAAGCAATAGACTATTTCAAAAGTCAGTCTGAAGAGGCCGCATCCCGTATCAAACGCTTATAAATTTATATCTGAAAGATTGTGCATCAAACAAGCGAAAGCTAACCTTATCATGGAATTAAATTGAATATAACGAAGAACGCTCTGCTTTGCAGGGCGTTTTTTTGGATGTAGCGCATGAAAAATATTTTGGATGATGCCTGGAAAACCCACAGTGCTTGTTGACATTTCGTAAGCGAGTGCATATAATATATGTACACGATAATGTACATGTTTTGTGACAAAGAGGTGTCTATAATGCTTAATACAAATATTACGCAATTCAGGAAAAATGTTTTTGCTATGCTTGAGAATACAATTAAATACAATGAGCCAATAAATATTTCTACAAAATCCGGCAATGCTATCTTGCTAAGTGAAGAAGAGTATAATGGTATTATGGCAACGCTTGAATTGTCGTCAAACGCAGAGTTGAAAAAAACGCTGATCGATGGAATGAACACGCCTCTGTCCGAGTGTATTCCTGAAGACGAGGTGGTTTGGTGAGTTATAAAATTGTATATTCCAAAGATGCAGTAAAGGATATTCAAAAGCTTCAAAGAGCGAATCTTGCAACCAAAGCAAAAGCTTTGATTGAGGTAATCAGAAATAATCCTTATCAGACCCCACCGTCATATGAAAAATTGGTTGGTGATTTGTTTGGAATGTACTCAAGACGAATTAACAGACAGCATAGGATAGTGTACCAAGTTTTTGAAGATGAAAAGATAGTAAAAATCATCAGAATGTGGACGCATTATGAAAAGTAGAGAGGTTTCTTAATGAGTACCGTTTTCGATAAAGTTGCATTAGGTCTAGAAGAAGCTATTGCCTATGAAAAGGGCGAGTTGGAGGCAAAAAAACGAAGGTAACGGTTGAACCAGTTACAGAGTTTAGTGCCAGTGAAATTAATTGAATATAACGAAGAACGCTCTGCTTTGCGGGGCGTTTTTTTGCGCAGCGCGTGAAAAATATTTTGGATGATACTTGACTTGTAACGCTGTTTGCGTTACACTTGTGGCGAGAGGTGAATGATATGGAAAAGTCAGTTACAATGAATCTACGGGTAAATCCACAGGTCAAACAGCAGGCTGAAAATGTTTTAAAACAACTAGGTATTCCTATGGCAACTGCAGTAGACGCGTATCTGAGACAAATTTCTCTTACTGGCGGGATTCCGTTCCCAATTACACTTCCAAAGGCACCAGCAGAGATCAATGCAGATAATATGACAAATTCGGAACTTCGCGCGGCAATAACAGCAGGCTATGAAGAAATGGAGCAAGGAAAAGTGCAAAATGCTTCTGCGGCGTTTGCAGCTTTTCATAAAACCCACAAATGAAGCAGTATAATGTAGAAATCACCAGCCTCGCACTGGATGATATGAATTCAATCTATGATTATATAGCAAAAGCTTTCCAAGAACCAGAAACAGCAATGCGGCAATACGATCGGATTGCAGAGAAAATTCGATCCCTTGAGACCTTACCGGATCGTTGCAAACAAATTGTCTTAGCCCCACAATTACACGTTGTCAGGCAGCTGATAGTCGACAATTACTCTATAATATATACAATAGAAAACAGCTCTGTGATAGTGCTGCGTGTGCTATATAGTTCATCTGATATTGCATCACGTCTACAATTTGATTAACGCAATGAACGCTCTGCTTTGCGGGGCGTTTTTTGATCCAAGGCGACGAAATGGAGCCGTCAAGAGTTGTGCACCAATGCTTGTCTTATACTGCGCTATATAATAAAAACGTAAAATCCGTTTTTAATCTTTGATTTTCGCTATTTTTGCCCGATATTTGAGGATTTCAAATGCGTTTTTGTGGCTGAAATGATTTGTTAAGCATAATCCATCGTAGGCTTCAATTGTAGCTACTGAATGTAGCTCGGAAAACTTTGTGAGAATGACCAATTGTAACCCCTCTCGCCATGGGGTATAATATCAAGCACAGGAGAGTGAAGCAAATGAAAAACGAAGAATTGATTTTGCAGATGTTGGGTGAATTAAAGGCCGGCCAGGAAAAGCTGGAGACAGAAGTTCGTCGCACTCGCATGCTTGTAGAACAGCAAGACCACAAAATCAGCCTTATTGCTGAGCAGTATACTGATATTGCGGAAAAACTGGACAAGGCGAATGACCGCGCCGCGCAGATCGACGACATGCGCGACAGGCTGCGCACGCTGGAAACTGTTGTGATGAATCACACCGCTGTACTCAAAGATCTTCGCAAGGCTGAATAAAAATAAGCGAGCAAAGGACATAAGGCTGAGGATGTGGCAATTACTCGCAGCGCAACGAATACGCTGTTAAAATGGACAGAACGAACTGATTCAATTGTAAATGTAGGTTTGTACGAATAGAGGCGATTGTATGTCCAAAAATGATTTTGGGTTTTATGGCTCAGGTCTTGACGGTTATGTACACTATAAGCAGAGCGTTGATAGGATCAATCAATCTGCTCCGATGAGAAAACACGAAGTAAAGTCATCAAAAAAATACGAGGAAAAGCAATTGGGATCGCCTGTTGTCTCATTATTCAGAGTGGTTTCCTCTATAATGATTGGTTTGGCTATAATTTTTGTGATTTTGCTTTTGAAATGATAAATATTTGATACTTTGATTTCGCATAAAGCGCTCTATCTAACAAGATAGGGCGCTCTTTTTATACCCAAAATCAGAACAAAGGAGCATAAAAGAAAATGAAACGCAAGAGATTTATAAAGAACTGCGTTATCGTAGGAGCTGTTATGCTCCTGTATCTCTGTGTGCCGCAAATGCTTGCAGCTTTGCTGTAAGTATTAAAAATACATAATAAATACATATTTTAAAGGAGAATTACCATGAACAAGCAGAACAAAGCCCGAGTAGAAACCATCATGATGAACGCCCACACCGAAGGGAACGGTATCAAGACTGCATTGATCCCCGTTGACCTGTGTGAACTTAGTCCAATTTACCAGCGTGACCAAGGGCGTCATGTCGCTCACATTGCATCGAATTGGGATGATAATAAAGCTGGCCACTTGGAAGCGAGTGAGCGAGGAGATCATTTTAATATTTGGGACGGCGGCAACCGTTTGCGTGCTGCCGTTATGGTTGGTAAGACACATGTGCTTTGCAATATTCGCACAGGTCTTACAGACGAAGATGAAGCGCACCTGTTTGTAACACAAGAAGAAAATGTAACCAAACTAACGCAATACGACAAATTTATTGCGGCGTGTGCCAGCGGTGAAGAACGTGGCAAGGCTGCGTTGCTTTTGCGTGATATCTGCGATGAATATGGTATCAAGATCAAAAAGGCATGTGGAAAGAACAGTGCCGGCGTGTTGACTGCGATAGGTGTTGCGCTTGCCATTACTAACAATGAGCCTGATGAACTTCGGTGGATCTTTAGAATTATTCGGGAAGCAAACTGGCATATGGAGCCTGGAGCATATAGCAGATCGGTTATTATGGCATTGAATTATGTCTATACGGCTCGTTGTGACATTTCTCCGAATGAACTTAGAACAGAAATTGTAAAAATCATTTCGCAAAGTTCTCCGAAGCGGTTTGAATACATGGCAAGAGCATGCTATATCGATCGTAAACCCAGCAATGCAATGGCGAGTGTGATTGAGCATTACATCAATAAACTGCCTCAATATGGGGAGCGGAAAGTACAGGAGCTGCCCACACGTGGTTTGATCTTTTGACATTATAATGGCAAAAGTATTGACAGGCAAATATCGCAATCTTATAATTAGTCAATACAAGGCGGGCTAAAGAAAAAACGCCCCAAAGGAGTTGATATATATGGTTTTAAATCTGGGAACACGTGTTTTTACAATCGTAGGCTGCAAAACGAATCGTGAGCATCTATTGTCGGAAGTAACGGTAACTTATCGAAAAAATGGCTTTTTACGTGGATTTTGGACAGTGCCTGTGAAGCGTGAAAGACACACCGGGAAGATATTCTTCAGGCTCGGAGACGACATTTTTTATCTATCTGAGTTTGTAAGAGTATAGAAAAAGCAGTTCTGAAGGGCATCTGCATAAAAGCCCTATCACAGGTTTGAGTATCAACAAAATATTTAGTGGAGGGTCAAATATGATCGTTTCAAAAGAAAATCAACGGCTGTATCTTCGTTCTTGCGACTATAACATGGCGCGTATGATGTCAGCACTGGCAAGTTTGGTGAAAGAGCACGGCGGCAGGGTAAAGCCTACAAGGCAGGCTTTTATCAGTGACCGGAATTGTAAGGACACTGAACCGATCAAGGTCACACATACTTCGTACATTAGTTTTGTATTAAATGATGTGTACTACTACTACCAGGTAGATGATAACCCGTTCTTTCCTTTTTACTATATCAAGACACCAATTAAAAACGGGAAATACTCAATGGACGCAGCTTTGGAAGAGACCAAAAAAGGTTGGCTTATAGATAGCTTTTGGGGACAGCATTGTAGTGAATCCAACATCCGTTGCGCTGCTGAGTTTGTGTTCAATGAATTGAGTAAAGCACGAATGAGTACAGTCATTCGAGACTTTAAACGGACAAAAGTACCTAATTTGTACGATGATGGTTGGCACTGGGAGAAGGTTTATAAACCAGAACGAATCGGAACGATTGATTTTTAAATGTGAATTTTAGGAGGAAACGACTGTGTGTATTCGAATTAATGGGGACATCAATGATGTCGCGGAGATGTATTTAGACAATGAATTGCGCTTTATTAAGAGCTTCCTTGAAGAAGTACTTGATCTTCCAGGGCGTCCGACCATTAATGAATTGCTCGGTGCAGTAAAACATGAGCTGCATGAGGATGAAGAAGTGGAGACAAAAGAAAAAAGCGTTTTCTTTGTCAGCCATCCGACTTATACAGTGGAGTTTTCTACTGAATTTGAAGCGAGAAAATTTATGGAAACAGTAGCTGCCCCGTTTGGTTTCTACAAATTGTTCCGGTTTGATGGCAGGCATATGCACTATATGGGAAAGCATAGCAATGCGGCGTAGAGGAGGAGACCGACATGAATATGATTGAAAAAAAGCTGTTGACGCAAATGCAATTGTACAACGCAGAAACAAGAATCTTTAGATTTTGTAGTAATGAAATTAGTAATCTTGCGTTTGCAATTGGATCTACATTCGAAGAAGTTACAAAGGCAATTGAAAAATTATTTGAGTTTGGAAAGCTAGAATTCGCATATAGCGAAGGCCCGTCTCATGAAAAATGTGGCTTTATGTTAGCAAATACAAAGGAACGCGAAAACGATTTAGTCGACAAAAAAGTGCTTGATAGAACAAGTATTCGAGTCTTGGAAAAATTAAATAACTTTGAGCACTCTTCAAGTAAGACATGGGTATTTGGAGACGATGCCTTGCTTCCAGTTATGGAGTCGATTGGAATCGATCGAGCTGAGTTTGATAAGTGTATACGTTTCCTTGAAGGAAAAGGCTACTTAAAATGTGACGATTGGAGTTATCCAGATAGATTTGAGCTGTCTTACAAGGGTATTCACTACGAAGAATTTATAAAGTTGGAGGCACTAAAAAATGAACCTTAGATACATAGATCTCGACGAGAACCTTTTGACGCGAGGTTCTGACGGTACATATTACAGGCTGCGAATAGGGCAGGACGATTGGATTGACTCGCCGCGCGATTGGAGTCCACTGGGTCATATGCTGTGTTGGAATAGAAGATATAATCTCGGAGACAAACACGATTACAGTGAACCTATTGATTTCTGGCATGATATGGTGCGTGAGCATATTGACAGAAATACGCTTTTCGCTTATGCGCTATCCGGAGATGGGAGCGTTAGGCTTCAGAAAGAGATTGATGAAGATGGCGAAGAAAGCTATGAGCTTTGTTATTGGGGATATATTTCTTTCTTGGGGGATAAGCAAAAAGCGTCATGGTGCATTGATAAGACATATGACACAGGTGACATTGAAGACCTTCGCTCAGGTGGTTGGTACGTTGAGGATGACATCATAGAAGATCTTGGTTTTGAAGATTGTAAGAGGCTTCTCAAGGACAAAGTTTTCTATCTGCCTTTGTATCTCTATGACCATTCGGGAATTACGATGAGCACTGGCAGTTTTTGCGATTCATGGGATTCTGGTCAAGTTGGTTTTATCTATGTTACCAAAGAGGATATTGAAAAAGAGTACGGAGCATTCAATAAAAAGAATCTCGAAACGGCTATGAGCGTGCTTCGGGGAGAAGTAGATATTTATAATCAATATATTCATGGTGATGTGTATTGGTATCGTCTTGAAAAATTTCTGGGAGGCACAGTGGCCGGCGAGGAAGTTAGCCCACAAGAGGCCCTTTATGCAGATATTTTCTGGGAAGAAATCGATAGCTGCGGCGGATTCTATGGTAGTGATGTGACAGAAAATGGCATGACCGAGCACTGGCCAGAAATGGAAGAGGTGGCATGAATGGAATACGAAATCAGAAATTATTCCTCGTACGACGATGATCCGCGATTTGTTGTGCGGTCAGATACTGGCAATATTTCGAATATTTCTGACCGTATGGTAAGGCTTGCAGCGAAAATTACAGAAATCTACGCAGGAGATATTTTCTACGACATTGATACATTAAATCGCGTCGTTGAGAGCGGAAAGAATCATGCATGGCTTCTCTGTCTGCGGGAAGATGGTACATGTCTGCATGATATATCGTTTCACAGAAACGAATTAGATGGAATCGAGTTTGATAATTTCGTTTATGACGGATGTGGAATCGAAGAGTATATCCAGTTTTGGCGGCTATCTTGTATCGATGGTGATGTTGAGCTGAAACGTGTATATTTGACAAAGCAATGGAGGACTCGTGTACAAAATGAACAAATGGATCAGTGTAAATGAAAGGCTTCCGGAAAGAGAGCTTTTAGAACGTATGCACCGATTTCCCAAGATATCGTTACTTATGTGAAAGAGAATGCGTAGGTACGAAAGCTTAAATCAACCAGGCTGTCCTACCGGCCGGACGGGGAGAAAGAGAGAAAAGAAAATGAACGAATGGTTTTGTACAGTATTCCCGAATGACCTTGATGAAATGCCGCAGGATTTTGAAAGCTATGTAGAAGCGAAAGAATACGGCGATGAAATGTTTGGAGAAGGCGATTATACCATTGAAAGCCCGTGTTAATAACACCCGCCCCGGAGGCAACGAGGGCAGAAAGGGTTTTACGATGGAAAATATCAAAATCCATATCAATTATTTGGACGTTTACGCCAAGCAACTGAGCCAACTCACAAATGAGCTGTTGGGTATGCAGGATAAGTACGATGTTACCGCAGACCTCGATCAGATAGAGCGGCTTAGTAGCCAGTTGGAACAGCTTAAAGCCGTTGTAGATACGCTTCCGCTTGCGTAACAAAATGCGCCTGGCCTATCGGGCATACGGGGAGAAAGAGAAAAGAAAATGAACGTGATTAGAAATCATCCGTATATGAGCAGACGCACGATTAAAGCATGGGAAACTAATGGCGGAGAATTTTTGCAAGTAATAGATGCTAGAGATATTTTTCATTGGAATTATTCAGTGGAATTTGAATTAGTTCCGGGCGGGCTGGATTCAATATATAGCAGCCCTAATTTGGAAAAGTGCTTTGAATTCGTAAGAAAATTTATGGAGCGCAACCCCACCCGCTAAATAACCAACAGCCCGCCCCAGAGGTCACGAGGGCAGAAATGGCAGCAACTATCAGTTATCTAATACAAGGAGAAATTCAATATGAGTTTACAAATAAGATCTTCAAAATGGATTCTTACTGATGATGACTGTGCACAATATGTGCGTAATCTTGACGAATTCAAAGGAAATGTTTTTGAGCTGTGGCAGGTGTGTGGGGTTCTTGATATGTTTGCAGTTGCCCACGCATTCATCAACATTAACGATTACTCGGAAGATGAAATTGAAGATGTCCTTCATTATTATAGCTACGAAAATCTGGACGACTTTGTTCAGGAGATTTCACCGGCAACTATTGAGCGTAAAGCGGATGGCACGTTGGACAGAGAATCCCCAAACTATATCGTGGAGTGGCAGCTTATTGCTGAGATGTTGTTTGAAACAGAAGCTCTTTACAGACATCTCGTACCGGGAAAGATATGGAATGAGTACGAAATGGCTGCAGCATATATCCGCAAAACCATTGGACAGGAAGAAGAAAACGAGGAGGATTAAAGATACAGTATGAAATTTGAAAAAGCATGCTATAGCAGAAAAGCATTGTATGAGTGCTGTGACAAAGTTAAAGCGTTGCCGAGGGCCGCGCGTGTACGGGCAGATCATTCTGCGTTGTGCTATGGTGTGTTGGCACAAACATTTGATTTTTGTCTGGAGAAAACAAGTTGTTGTTTGTTTGAACGTGATTTTTCGCCATGGGAAGATTACGCAAAAGCGGTAAAGAATAAGTTTCCGAAAAAGGAAATGGACAAGCTGTATGCAGGCTGCGTTCGTTTTTTAAAAAACCAATTAATTGAAATTCATAAAATGATGGAAACTGGAGAAGTCGATAGCATAGATTAACATTTGAAAATGAGGTGTTCGTATGCCGTATACGGTAAATGGTGTTGAATACGATTTTGATTCCTGCGTAAATCAGCGAATAAAACAAGATTTTGTAAACCGTGAAGTTATGTGTTGTATGACTTCAGAAGTCGAATACATATTGAGATTGGCGAATGAATTAAGCGGTTACGATGCTCCGTTCACCGAAGGAGATGTAAGTAACTATTTTGTGAAAGAATGTGATAAATGCGGTAGCCAGTATGGGTTTGATGAGTTTTATCCCGATGACAAAAAAATTGAAATAGAGAAAGATGAAGATGGAACATATATGTGCCCTGTATGCGGATTGTATTATGATACTGAGGCAGAAGCGCGGGAATGTTGTTCTACTGAAAAATTGTATAAGTGCCAAAGCTGCGGTCACGTGTATACAGAAGAAGAGTACGAATATCTGGATGAAAAACCTCAAGAAGTATATGAATGGTGGGCGGTAACAAACTGGCTTGGCGATAAACTGAAAGAACGCGGCGAAGTAGTGATCGAAGGATGGGGCCATTGGTATTGGGGCAGAGGCAATACAGGACAGGGGATTGCACTGGATGGTGTGATTTCAAGTATCTGCTATGGCATGGAGATATTGGAGGGCCAGAAGTGTAATTGGGAGAATAGAACGTGAAAAGTGGACTCGGATATAATTGCATAAAAACTGATGATCCTTGGGTCGATCAGAATTCCAATAAACGGCACTGTAAAGTAAAAATGAAAAAATAGGACCCGAAAGCACAAAAAAGCTCTATGCAACGAGCAGAAGCTCGCGCTTACGCTTTTTGGATAGTTGAAGGCCGGCACACTGAGCCGGAGTAAGGCCATTCAAGGCGGAGTGAGGGCGGACGAAGTTGTAGAAAAAGATGAACATGGAAATGAGGTTGTTGGCAGAGGAAAAAGAGGAAAAGCCCTGTTTGGTTTTGTACCATGCCTTGAACTGCTTGTTAAAGCACTCAATGAGGTTGTTGGTGATGTCATCGTGGAAACTTTCCACGCGGATGTGCTGAACCCCATGCAGCGTCTTGACAGGCATTTGATAGGCGAAGTAACGGTCGCTCACAATGGCGCGAGGCGAGCCTAAATCCTTTACCGCTTCCAGTATGGTGAAAGCCTGAGGACTGTCCCTGTGGCGGTCCAGATGGAAGCCAAGGACAAAGCGCGTCTCACTGTCCAGAATGAGCCAGAGGTAGTATTTCTTGCCCTGTATCTTAACGACAGTTTCATCGGCATGCCACTCGTCAGAGTTGAAATTGAGTGCTGGAATGAGCTGTAAGGCCATGTTTTGGAACATCGGGGCGAAGTTGGTACACCAGTTACTAATGGTCGTGTGGGACACCAGGACATTCATCACGGTACGCAGAATCAATGCGATATTGCGGAACGAGTTCTTGCCCAGGTAGAACATGCTCAAGGCCGTTAGAATCACATGAACAGGGTAGCGCATCCGCTTGAAATCGGTCTTTCCAAAGAGTTGGGACATGGACGGAGCAGAGATAGCGGTAGGCTTCGGTACAAACATGGAGTGGTTGCACTTCTTGTCACAGCAGCGGTAGTCGCTGTAGTGCTCCATATCATGGTGCAGGAAAGTTGCCTTGCCGCAAATAGGACAGGAAGGATAGCTCTTCGTTCGAGTATAAACACGCTCCGGCGTTTCCGGTGCCCACTGATACCAACACTTCTTGCAACGATACTTTTGATGTCCATGCGAATCTTTTCCGTAGCGATAAAAATCCGTTTTGTTGTTGCACTTCGGGCAACTTATTTGATACAATTTTGCCATGAGGACTCGTCTCCTTTCGGGAGGTACGTGGGTTTGTGGTAAAACCATTGTACCAGAAGGGCTGACGGGTCCTCAACTTTCATTTAACTTTACAGTCCGCAATAAACAATAAGGAGCAGAAAATGAAATTACATCTTGAATGCGAGCGAACGATTCATTTTCAAAAAGTTGATGGTACACAAGGTGTCCTCAAAGAGGGGGCTCAGGCCTATATGCATTTTATCACATCTAAAAAAATTGATATCTGGATGCGGGCGACTGTTTTGGAACTGCATGATGAAGGGCTTCGGGTCCAGTCCGACGATGGCCTTCGCTGGAACTTTTTCTACAGCGATTTGAAAGATGTCAGTACTCAAAAGCCTGATGCTGTTACAAGAGCGGAAGTTGAACGATTAATTAATTTTTTGAGACCGGTCCCGCATACCAGCCTGCCGGACTGCTTTGTGCAAGCTGTGGCTCTATTGACGAGGCCGTACCATCGACTGACAGAACAGCAGGCAGCCGTTATCAGAAAAATGGCAATGGAAAATGACTGTGATGTCCTGGAAGACTGCTGTACTGGACAGCAATACACATGGGGCGTTGCGGACGGCAGCGTTCAACTGATGCCACTGAAAGGACGTCTATAATAAGAAAGCGACTTAAGGAGACGATACGAATGACAATGCAGGAGTATAAGCGCGTACAGTGTCCAGCAATTTTGGAGCCATTTTGGATCGGACAGGGATACGGATACAAAAATATGAGTCCGCTGCTTCGCACAGAATCATGGAGCGGGGTACCGGATGACGAGATCATATATATCCCAGAATCAGCATATGACAATGGATTTTTAGATCCACTCGGAGTATACACAAAACGAGATTTTATCGAGCTGGCAGGCAATCGAGCCCGTGAGCTGTTTGATTATTGCGATTGGCAGTCACCGGAAGCCGCATGGAATGAAATTGAGAGTGAAGGATAGGGGTATTGTGAAGATTGAAAATATTGTTGATGACTGGAGGTCAAAAACTTAAATGGATTAATGTCTAATGATGGAGCTGAAAAAGAAGGCAACTGCGGCAAGGACACGTAACGGCACTTATAATAGAAATGCCGATGAACTTGAGAAAATATTTCAAGATGCCGGCAATGCGCTCAAGGCGGAATTTGAAGAAGGGTACAGCGCCGGCTATGCAGATGCATGGCAGGAAATTAAAAAGGTCGTAGCCAATGCGGCATTTGACGCTGAAATGGGCGCTGCCTATGGTGAAGTTGTATGATGGTGCGTCAGTTGTCAAGGGAACAGTTGAATGAGCTGAAAGAAACGTACATGTTTGAAACGGTATGCAGTGGTCCCAGTTATAGTGATCTGGCAGAAGCGTGTAACATTCCTGACGAATTGATTTTTGAGCATTATGACGGATACGATTTTGTGAATGATGATTTTTTCTGCTCCGCTGGGATGTAAGCTTGCCAAAAAGAAACAAAAAACCATTTTCGGTCTTCAACCAGGCGCAGAACTGGTAACTCTGTGCCACAACTGTGTAGGCTTGAGACAAGGCCACATGGTAAACTCCTTTCGCCAGTCGTCCAAGCAAATAGGTTTGGGCGTCTGGTTGAGGACCGGAAAATGCAAGAGGTGATATGAGAAAAAATGGCGAATGTAGAATTGTATATTCATCCCAATTGGATACCGTTTTATATTGAGTGCTATAACAGGATGCTGTTTGTGGAAATCATTGAGGGCGATGTTGAAGAAGCCAAGCAGATTCTTACAGACAGGTACGAAGATTGGGTCGATGGAGGCCCTTGTGAAGTATGTGATGTGTGCTGCGAGGAATATATGCTTGAAGGTCTGAATAATGAGAAATTTATCTTTTCAGTGGGATATGGGGAGGAAATACAATGAGAACATATGCAGTTTTTGTAAGGCGCGAAGGCGTTGCATATATTCAGGCAGAAAATGAGGATGAAGCCTATGCCGCAGCGGAGGATATGGAATTCAAAGACATCTCATGGGACGATTATTATACGCTTGAAAACGTGCAGGAGGAATGAAGATAAGTACATATCTTGAAGAAATGTGCACCAATCCATATATTAGTTTGTTTTTCCATGACGGCCGTGTTGATGTACTAGATAGCGACGGAGAGTACGTGGATTATATTTGCTATCAAGAAGATTTTGAAACGGATGATGAGTTGATTCGAGAGGTTGCGGAATTTGCTAGTTATGCGAACAAGTGTAAAACAGATGCCGAAACAGTGGCGTTTTTGAAGTAT